TGCCGCGAAAGAGGCTCTGGACAATTACAACCTAAGCGTGGAAGGCACCAAGCAGGTAAACGAAAGCCTAGCCAAGACTCAGAGCGAGACAGATACCGCGCTAAAAAATTACGGCGATGCGATGAGAACGTTAAAAGAGGGCAGCATGAGCGAATACGAAAAGAAGCTCATGGCTATCAACGACCAATATAAAGCAATGATATTGGCAATGGAGAAGGTAAGCGGTGGTGTCGCTAGTCCTGGAGATAAGGCGGCAGCGGATACGTGGCGTAGCAATCAGTTCCGATCATTAGAGGATTCGGCTGGAACATTGCAAGGCGTAGCTCTTAAGAAACTGGACGATGAGCTAAGAGTAATCGACATTCAGGCAGGTATCTTCGGGGATTCATTCGATGCGGCCGGAGCTCGGCTACAGGCATTTCGAGGGATGGTTACGAGCTTAGGAATAGACCTTAATACGCTAGACCCTATTATGGCCGCTCGCATTGCCCAGCTTAAAGACATGGAAGAAGCGGCTAAACTTGGCACTACCATAGAGGGGCTTATCCGTGGGGCTGGCACTGGCATTACGGATACGATCAGGGGCATTGCTCAGGGCACTCAGACAGTGAGCCAGGGTTTCAAAAACATGGCTTTGAATGCCGTCAACGCAATCAACGATGTTATCTTTAAGCTGCTTATTCTGGACCCGCTGATAAAGAGCATAAAGGACTCGATCAATGCCAATGCTAGCGGTGGGGGCGGTGGTGGCATCTGGGGAATGCTCGGCAGTTTATTCGGCATGGGCGCGAGTGCGCTAGGTAGTACCGGAACGGCGGCAGGAGGATCAGCGTTAGCGGCGGGCGGGACTTCTTGGGGTGGTAGTGCGTGGAGTATCGGCGCTGGCACTGGAAGCGGCATGTTTGGCTTTGCCGAGGGCGGAATTGTTGGCGGACCTGTCGGCTCACCGCAGATGGCTGTAGTTCACGGCGGCGAGGAAGTTATTCCAGTAGGGGGCGGCAAGGGCGGGAACGTCACCTACAACATTGACGCCAGGGGAGCCCAGCGCGGGGTTAGCCAGGAGATCCAGCAGGCCATAAACAAGTCTGAGAACCGAGCTGTAACGCGCAGCGTAGGGGCTGTATCCGAGAGACGCCAACGTTCTAATAACTTTGCCCATGTATTTGGAGGTCGATAATGGGAGAGCGGAGTCTAACAACAGCGATCAGAGCGGAGGTTGCTAAGGGGAACATTCAGTTTGCCTTGTTTGTTGAGATGATATTTGACGGCGGTACAGTGCGATTGTGGACGGGTTACGGCAACTTCACGCTCAATAGCCATGTTTTTACTGGCGCGGGGCACTTGGGTAAAATTAGCGCAGTGGAAGAAACTGTGGGAGACGTTAGAGCCAACGGAGTGGCATTTACTCTTTCCGGAATAGATGTCCCAACGATTGCTCTTTGCTTAACGGAGCACTTTCAGGGCAGACCTGCAACAGTCTGGCTTGCGTTCTTTAATAGCGATTGGGTTATCATCCCGGATGCAGTCCAGATATTCAAGGGGCGCATGGACTACCCGATTATTGAGAAAGGCGGGGAGACTGCCAGCATAACAGTTTATGTGGAGTCGCGGTTGATCGATTTAGAACGGCCACGAGTGCGGCGCTACACGGCGGAGGATCAACAGCAGCTACACCCAGGGGATACAGGACTTCGATTTATCGCGGGGCTACAAGAGAAAACTGTCAGATGGGTCAGCGGCAAACTGCCAACGGATTAAAAATGGAACCTATCCTAAAATACTTCAAAGAACGTTCCGGGGTGGTTTTTTTCTTGAACTGGCCGGTCGCATCAACTCACCAGTATCGCGGATGCCAGACGGCAACATTAGTACGCAACGAAGCGGAGCATTTTTTGATTGAGCAGATTATCTTCCCGCCTAACATGAGACTGCCACGCCATCGTCACCCTAACGTTAGCGTACTGGACTTTGGTATAAGCGGCAGCGGAGTGTTCTCCGTAGGCTGTCACGTTTTCAAGAATGAGGAATCGAACCGGGCCAAACTCCCACTCTACGTCCCGCGCAACGTTCCTCACGGCGGCGTGGTTGGGATAAACGGAGCTGTGATTGTCAGCTTGCAATACTGGCACCAGTGGCCGCCGCAGGAGTCTATTTTTCTGGATTGGGAGGCGGCTTGAGGCTTTATAATTGGCAGAGCCGTCTAGCCGAGGTGATAAAGCAGAAGCAGCGCGGCGCGTTTGAATGGGGTGTTAATGATTGCTGTCTGTTTGTTTGCGACGCTATTCTTGCCGTAACGGGAGTGGACCCCGGACTACCGTTTCGCTCTGCGTATAAGACGCCGTTAGAAGGTGCGCGACTCGTCAAAGAGTATTGCGGCGGAGCCATCCCAGAACTGGCAGAGGCGATGGCGCTGAAGTTTTCCTATCCGGAAGTAGAGTCCGCGTTCATTCACCGCGGGGATTTGGGATTATACCTTGATCCCGTTGAGGGGCCGACTCTTGGCATCAATATCGGTCGCAACTTCACCTTCCTAACAGAGCAAGGGCTGGTCTATGTGCCTAACTCAATGATGGCTCGATGCTGGAGCATTGGGTGATATGCCTGCGATTATTCCGGCCATAACAGCCGCTCTGGTTGCCGCAGGAGTTGCAGAAACCGTAGCAACGATAATTGCCAATGTCATTGCGATGGTTCTCTCAATGGCTATTTCCATGGGAGTAAGCGCCCTACTGAAGTCCAAGCCGGATAAGAGAGCTATTAGTAACAGGCGACAAGATTTACAATCTACAGTTAAAGAACCCGCCCACCCCCGCGATATGATATTTGGCCGAGTTAAGCGCGGTGGGGTGCTTCATTTCTACGATAGCGTTAACAGCGACATGGAACTTATGATGGGAGTTATCGTAGCGGGTCACGAGGTGGAAGCGATAGATGAAATTTACAACTATGACGAGTTGATGATTGACCAGTTCGGGGTTGTCCAACCTAAGTTCAAAGGTTGGGTGGAATTCGAGAAACATCTAGGAACAGAGGATCAAACAGCATCGTCCCTGTTAATAGGCAACTTTCCCGGATATATGGCGAGCGATAGATTGCAGGGGATCGCTCACGTGGTGTTTAAGTTTTTTTTCAATGGGGATGTGTTTGACAAGATTCCTTCTCCTACGTTTGTTATTCGAGGGGCAAAGCTTTTCGATCCTCGCGACAGCTCTACAGAGTATAGCCCCAATGCGGCTCTAGCCGTGGCTCATTGGCTAAACCATCCCATTTACGGGCTGGACGCCCCTTACACAACAGAGATCGACACAGACTTGCTGATTGACGCGGCTAACGCTTGCGATGAGGATGTGGCTATCATGGCCGGTCAGACGCTGGAGTTTGACGGGGTTTCCAACGTAATCGACATGGGGACGGTGCTGGATCTTGTTGGCGACGTAACGATTGAAGCCAGGGTTAGCCCTGGGGTTGTTACCGTAGCCGGTATGGGAGTTTTGGAGAAAGATACGGGCGCGGCTGGGTGGGCACTCCAGGTAGAGCAGGATAAGGTGCGGTTTATTACTCGCGGGCTATCTAACGTCACGTTGGATACAGGTAGCGAGTTAGCAGTTGACACATGGACTCATATCGCGGCGGTGTGGGACTCAGTAGCTGGCACTAAAAAGATTTACGTTGACGGAGTTCTATCCAACACGGCTAGCGGGGTTACGGGAACCCTGGCGAGCTCGGCAGCTAACCTTAAGATCGGCAGAGCGTTCGAAGGGCGCATTCAGGATGTTCGCTTATGGTCGGAGCCGCGAGCAGCGGTTAGCATTTCAGCTTACGCTTATAAGAGTTTAGTCGGCCGGGAGGACAACCTAGAAGGATATTGGAAGCTTGACGAAAAAGTGGGGCTACGAGCGGAGGACTCCGTTCAGATTCACGACGGCACTATTACAGGAGCTGTATGGGTAGACGATGATTCGGTTCTCGGCAGCGAAAAGAAATACGAGGCCAACGGTTTAATCTTTAGCGATCAACCGCCGCGAGAAGTATTTGAGGATTTGCTTACTTCGCTTGTCGGCACCTGCGCCTATTCGGGCGGTAAGTGGTTAATTCGTGCGGCTGGCTACGAAACCCCAACGGTATCGTTCGGCCCTAATGACTACGTTGATAGTTTAAAAGTTCAAGCGAGGCGAAGCCGCCGGGATTTATTTAACTCGGTTCGCGGCACATTCATCTCTCCTAAGAATCTTTGGCAGTCGGCAGACTTCCCGCCGATTACTAATGCCACGTTCGTTAGCGAGGACGGAGGCGATAAGATTTGGCAGGATATAGAACTACCGTTTACAACTTCCTCCAGCATGGCTCAGCGCACCGCGTTTATGCATCTGCTACGCAATCGGGAGCAGGTATCGTGCTCCATTGTGGTTACTCTAGCGGGCCTACGGGTAAGGGCAGGGGATGTGGTTTATCTAAACGATGATGGGCTAGGGTGGATAGATAAAGCGTTTGAGGTTATTAGTTGGCAGTTTACCCAGGTGGGACAAGGGGATACTCCTGGGCTTGGCATCGCTATGGACCTGCGGGAAACGAATGCGGCCATCTATGACTTTAACCCGGCAACTGACGAAGTGCCGATGGATCCCTCGCCGGATACACACCTTTTCAACCCGTTCGTTTCAGCAGTAGTAAGCGACCTAGTTGACCGGATCGGATACGAGGCGATATCCGAAATAAAGGGAGAGTGGGATTGGAGCAAGGGGACGGCTCATGGATTAGTCTTTAACCCATGGACGGGCCACATGAACCCGCAGGACAGGACGCCAGCTAACGAAAACAATTTCGATTTGTTCAACACGTTCGTAGTAGACCCGGTGCCGGACGCTTACTTTGAGAGCAACGAAGTAGATATAGACTTTGTAGACCTCGTGCGCACGTATATCCTAACCAGCTTTTCCGTAGGCCCGGGAATCATAAATGCGGTTGGAGTCATTAAGCTATACGACTTTCGCACCGGGCTTAATGCTGGCGGGTTCTCTGGCGGGTTCGATCCTGGCGCATTCTATCCCGGGGCGTTTTCTACAGCGCGGTTCAACACGGCGGAAGAGTACACCGGATGGAAAAAAATAGTGCGCGATGTATCAGCTGAGGGGCGGTTCTTTAAACACCGCATTCAGTTCACTTTCACACCGACTTCCTGCGGCACCCTAAAGAGCTTCGATGTTGTTATCGACAAAAAACGGGTAGAACAGAAAGGAACGGCTGTTGTGCTTCCGGCAGGCGGCCAGGATGTGGTGTTTGATCAGCGGTATCATCTATCGCCGTCTATGAGTTGGGGATATCGAGGAGGAGGAGTTAAGACGGTTTCGTTTAGCGAGGTGCGCACGACTCAGTTTACGTGGATTGCGTTTGATCGAAATGCCGATACGGTCGATGGAATATTCGACTGGCAGGCAGTAGGCGTATAGGAGCAAGCATGAAACACCCTTCAAGATGCCCCGTATTTGGGCCAAGAATGGCTTTTAACGCACTTTCCTGGCTGGTTGGTGGGGTACTAGCTATTCTGTTATCTGTGGACGGTTACGGGGCGACAACGGCTCCTTGTATAAAACACGCCTTTACCAGTTCGCGCTCTGACTCCTCCGATCCTACGCTTATCAATCCCAGCAACTGGAATGAGTGCCACGTTTTTTCCAATCTAACCTACGACGTGGGGAACGTTAACGGCACTAAGGCGCTGGATTGGAATAACGGCATCACTCAAACGATGACGCTTACGGGGAGCACGACATTTACGTTTGCCAACCCCGTAGTCGGCATGCGCTACCATCTCATTTTTACCCAGAGCGGATCGGGCAAAGCCACGGTGACCCTTCCAAGCGAGGTTAAGTTCATGGCGGGCGGGTCTAATCAAGTGGATCTTGCCGCTAACGCGATCAGCGTTGCGTATTTGGATTATAACGGGACCACGTATAACGGGTTTATCCCGAGCGGCGGCAGCAGTGGCGCACCTGGGATTCCCGGCGGCAGCACGACGCAGTGCCAGTACAACAACGCTGGTGTCTTTGCCGGTATTACTGGATGCACGACTAACGGCACTAAGACGACTTTTTCCAGTGGTAATTTTCAGGCTACCGATGCAATCTTTGAGGGCGTCAACGTATTCGGAGCCTCCGCGACAAGCCCGACAAATCAAGTTTTTCTAGGCATGGCAAACATAGGATCGTCGGGGTTCCGCGATTCGCATGCCGTGTTGTGGGAAGGCAAGGCCAATAATGGAACTGAGCGCACTGTATGGTGGAGGCAATTCGTTGACGTAACTTCCAACGCCGGAGCGTCCCAATTCCTTCTCCAGCAAAACTTGGCGGGCGCGGGGTGGGTGAATAAATTAAGCGTGAGCGATGATGGTACTTTTTGCTATGGGGACTGTTCTACTGATTACCTGGAGCACAACACGTCATCCGTTACGGGAGTTAAGATGATCACTTGGCAGAACGCTAGCGGGGTTCCCGTCTTGCGCGACACCTCGGACACGTTAAGCAACAAGACTATTGCTACGCCAGCTTTTACCGGACTATTAACGGTGCCTACCAGCAAGACAACTATGTCCAGTAACGCCACATTAACGACGTCCTCTAACAGTTATCAGTTCTTTGATCCCAACGGATCGGATCGGGACGTTACACTGCCAAGCGGAGTTCTAGGACAGGCTTTCTTGATTAAGCACATCGGCGGAGCCAATACGATAACGATCAAAGCTTCGGGCGGGAGTACCGTAACCACGGCCACCACCGGCGTTATCAAAACTTTAGTCTACGATGGTTCAGCATGGCAAATTCTATAAGAAAAGTTTTCCTTCTCGTTATTCTCCTGTGGGCTACTTCCGTCCATGCCTTTCCCGGCATTATGGGTGGCCATGCGGGAACTGGCGGCAGCGGTGGCGGCAATAACGGGTTTACGGCGGTTAAGACTATCACGATAGATCATAATCAAGTCGGCAGCTCCGATCTTACTAATTTCCCTTTCTTGTTTTCCGGCACCTATGCGTATTTGAAAACGACTGGCAACGGCGGGGATGTTACGAACGCCAACGGCTATGACATAGTTTTCTATCCCAATCCGGACTGTACCGGTACAAAGCTAGACCACGAGATTGATTCTTATTCAGCCACAACCGGAGCAGTTAATTTTTGGGCGCGAGTAGCTACCATTTCCCATACGGCCGACACCACTTTTTATCTGTGCTACGGCAAGTCGATCATTACCACGAGCCAGGAAAATAAGTCCGCTGTCTGGGACAGCAACTATCTTGCCGTTTATCACTTCGGTAACGGAGCGTCGTTGTCCCTGGCAGACTCTACGGCGGGCGGGTACACGTTCACCAACTCCAACACAACGGCTTCCACCGGACAGATAGGCGGCGCCGCCTCATTCAATGCCTCCAATAAATTCATCAAGAATACTTCCTTTCCGCCACCAACGAGCATCACTTTAGCGTGGTGGCAGAACGCGCCAGCTCAGAGCGATAAGGGGGTTTATAGCCTTATTGTCGGAGATCGCGCTGATACGCCAAACCGGGTTTTAACTCATGCCCCTTACATCGATCATGTCCTGTACTGGGATTTCGGTTGGAGCGGTAACGGCGGGCGGGTTTCTACGAATTATACCAGCTACGAGAGCGCGTGGACCTATGTCGTCTTAACCTACAACAATGCAAATGGAGAGCATAAAATATTCCTTAACGGCACTCAGGTGCAAACCTCGACTAATACTAACTCCAACACTCTCGGCAATGGGCTCTATGTGGCCCACTGCGACGCTACTAACTGCGCTGGTAGTGGATGGTGGGCTGCGGAATTCGACGAGCTGCAAATCTCCAACTCAGCCCGTAGCGCAGATTGGATATTAGCTGAGTACAACAACCAGAAGAACCCAGGCGCGTTTTATACGGTTACCGGAGGAACGCCATGATTGTGCAACTTATAATTGCTCTATTTTTATTGGCATCTACGGCAGAGGCAACGGTTACCATCCGCAATAACTGGCCTAATGCGGCGGGCAATCACGTTATCAGGTTCGATATCTACGGAGATGCCTTGGACGCCCACGATGGCATGGTGTTTCAGGACCCCAACGATCCGCAGTGGTTCTACCGCTACGGAACGAGCCAGAACTGCGGGCGTATGTGGGGCCACAACGATACTCCGTTTTGCGGTTTTAAGAGTTGGAAAACTAAAGACTTCCAGAAGTGGTATCCCAACGGATTACTGTTTGACCCTGCTGGAGTGGACGCTTCTAAAAATACGTGGCAAAGCATCTGCATTGGGGCTTACGGAGCTGGATGTTATGAGCCGAACGTGCTCTACAATGCAGCTAGCAAAAAATATGTACTATGGATTCTCTCTAACTCGATCCCTCACTTCCAAGTATTTACGTCAGATTATCCAGACCGGGGTTTCGTTGTTCAGACAGCTGCCTCGGTAGGCAGCGAAGCCGATTGCGACTTTAATTTAATTCGGCTCAGTAACGGGGATGCGTATATCGCCTATACCAGTTGCTCTGGCCATTGGGATATCTACATCCAGAAGCTTACCTCCGATTATCAGAATGTCACCGGCAGTGCTCATATGATAAAGGACGGCACCGGAGACTTTCCAACCTCAACGACCGTCTACGAGTCGCCTTCCCTGTTTGAGAAAGGCTCTAAGCTTCACATGCTGTATGGACGTATCTGCGGATTCTGCCAAGGGTCGGACTCTACGCTGATGTCGGTGGACGTTTCCAATCCGCTCGGCACCTGGACTCAAGGGGCTACGCTTAATAGCAACTCCTGCGGCGGGCAGGTTCGCGGAGTGGCTCGGCTAAACGTGAATGGCAGTGACGTTTATCTGTACTGGTCTGATCGCTGGCGTGGGCAAGATATGAGTCTGGTTCCCCCTGTAAGCCCGGGGGTGTTCGGCTGGGCAACCCAAGGGCGGGCTAACTTCTTTGAGATTCCCCTAACGTTCAGCGGCGATACCCCGCAGCCGTTTAATTGCGACGATACCTACACGCTAGATCTATTACCGGACCCCACGGTTACGACCCCAGCCAATCTTATGGCGTCTACTCTTAACGACAAGTTCGGTGGATATTGCGACGTTAACGGCGGCAACTGGGAATATCAGACTTTTACCACGGCACAGATGGGCCTTCACACGCTACGGATAATCACCAGTAAGGGGCCGGCGGACGGAACCCCTTGCCTGACAGATGGAGCTCTGACATGCCCCATACCGAATCAGGACTTAAGGATTATCGTTGCAGAGGACAATGGCGGTGCTCCAGGCAACACGGTCTCACAAGTAGATATACCACGTTCAACGATTGGCTATGCTTTCGGGCATATCGACCTGCCAAATATCCCATTATCGCCCGGAAAAATTTACGGCTACGTTATGAAGCCGGTGGCCAACATGACGGCCAACAGTTGCTACGGCTGGGTTTATAGCGATGGGGCCAACTCCTACTCTAACGGCAACACTTATTATACGACTAACGGCGGAATCTCTTGGATACCGCAAACGGCGCGAGACTTGGCATTCCAGCTTATAGGGCCGGGGGCTCCCGCCGCTCAAACCATAGTGCGCATGGGCACTCAAGGGGCGCGAATGGGCCAAGGGGCTATTCGGTGGGGGAAGGCAAATTGAGAGCATGGGTTGTAATCCTCGCGCTATTTGTTTTCGCCTCGTCGGCGTATGGTCAACAGGCGACTCAGAGCATAGAGGAACTGCAACGCGACAAGCTGGATCTTATGCTGCGCGTGGTTGAGCTGGAACGGCAACTGTCGTTCTACATCGAGCGGGATATGAAAGCCCAGCGCGATCAGTTGCAAAAGAAGATTGAGGATCAAAAGAAACCGGAGAAAAAATAAATGGCTGGCGTAACACCTGTTGGAACTTGGATTGATCCTGATTTTGAGACGGCAGCGGATGGGAGTTCTTACAAGACGGCTCTGGACAATTCTATTCATGTCGGCAAGCGGATCGCTGACTGTTTTGGGCCTCACGCCAAGGCCACGCCGGACATGAATGTTCTATTAGATGCTGGAAACGTTCTAAATGATATTACCTTGACGGAGATAGCCCAGCAGATGGTTGGCCCGTTTACGGCTCCGAGCACTCACCCGCGCATTGATCGCATTGTGATCGATAAACTAACCGGGGTTGCCAGTATCATTACCGGCACTCAAGCTACCACCCCAGCCGCTCCGGCTATTACCGATGACAAGGCGCCGGTTTGCCAAGTCCTGTTACAGACGTCCAGTGCGGCCATTACCAACGCCATGATAACCGATGAGCGCGTAGGCGGCGCTAGTTCTGGAGTGGCCGTAAAGCTTAAATTGTCCACAGATCAGACTGTTACCGGCACCGCTAGTGAAACCACTGTTACAGCGGCTACGAAAACAATTCCCGGGGGGATGCTGGGGACTGAGAACTGGATGGACTTTTTTATTAGTCTATCCGCCATAAGCTTAGGGATAGGTAAGAGCGCCACGCTGCGAGCCAAGTACGACGGGGTAACCTTCGCTCAGATAGCTATTTTACCAGCAAATGCTTGCTCCAGTGGCACAGGGTTGGCGGAGATTTGGATCAGATTGCGGTCCGAAGGCTCGGCGGGGGCTCAGACAGGGTTTATCGTGGTGTATCCGACTATCCAATTTAAGGTCGGATCGTACAGCGCATCGGTTGGAGCTCCCGGAATGGCAACGGGGTCGGCGTCCAAGGATGCTACCAGCGCCAAAGATTTTACGTTCACTATTGAGCTTGCGGACGGGTCTGACTCCGTTACTGTATCATCCCAAAGGATTGTGAAATACTCGTGATTATAAACGTTGAAAAAAATACCGGCAGGATTGTAGATGTAGGGCAGGAATACGACACGAGGACCCACGATAACGTGGAAGTGGGAGATCAGGATCTCTCGCGAATAGAAATAGGGGCCGGTCGGCTTGTCTACAAAGGCGGAGAGATAAGCGCGGCCCGCCAGCATCCGTTATCGGTAGAGTACGTTACTCTGAAAAGCAGTGAGAAGTTCGGAGCCATGCACGCGCACGAGAACGATCAGTTGATCTTTGTTTTTCACGGCTCCGTTGTCGTGTTTAACCCCGTAAGCGATATAGATGTAGCGGCAGGAAAGAGCCTGCTTATCCCTAATGGCATGGAGCATGTTATTATGGGACGCTCGGCGATCAGCTTCTTTCTAACGGCGCAGCTGTAAAACTTATGGCTATAAGCTATCCGATCACGCTCCCTTCATCGCCCGGCCCTCGCAATACCGAGTGGATGCCGGTATCCGCAGTGGCCTCGGTGCGCTCCCCGTTCACGTTTGCTTCGCAGGTCCAGGCACTACAAGGGCAATCCTGGGCGGTCAAGTTCGAATTGCCGCCGATGGAGAACCTAAAGGCCCAGCAGTGGATTGCGGCGCTCCTGAGTCTTAACGGGATGCAGGGCACCTTTCTTTTTGGGGACTCTATCCTAAAGGCTCCGATGGGCTCGGCTGGCGGCACTCCGTTAGTCAAAGGGGCAAGCCAGACGGGGCAAACCTTAGTGACGGACGGGTGGCCGGTAAGCACGAGCGGTGTGCTGCTGGCGGGGGATTGGATCCAAATCGGCAGCGGGACTACCCAGCGGCTTTACAAGGTTCTGACTAACGGCAGCTCCAACAGCAGCGGAGAGATAGCTTTCGACATCTGGCCACGATTGCGCGAGAGCCCCTCGGACAATGCGGCGTTAACACTATCAGCGACTAAAGGGGTATTTCGGCTCAAGGATAACATCATGGACTGGAGCGTAGCCACTACCCGGCTCTACGGGCTGACTTTGGAGGCCATAGAAGCCCTGTGAAACACCCCGTATTTCGCTCCAGGATCGTTTTTAACGCACCCTACGGGATGGTTAAGGGGTGACTAGGGGTAGCGAGGCAAAGAGGGATGCAGGCCAATGGCGGAAGAATCGGCGGTGGAAGAAAAAATCAGCAAAGTGATAACCCTTATGGATGCCGTTGGACGTATCGGTATCCCGGGGGTTCTATGTGGCGCGTTGTTTTATGAGATCCATACTTTTTTTTCTGGCGGGGCTGCTAATCAGACGGCGATTCTTAAAAATCAGGAACTGATCTTAAAACTACTGGAGATGTGTTGGAAACGTTAATGCTACCCAATACCATCCTGCCATCGGAGCTGATCGTGGCGTTATGGGATATCCTAATCGCCGTTTTGGCCTGTGAGGTGCTGCGGGAAATTAGGGTTAATCATTTCGATAAAAGCACTGGGAGTGTAGGAACAATCGTAGCGCAGACGTTAGTCATTGGCCTAATGATCGACTACTGCTATTTAATTGCGGCTGACGTCAACCGGACTCTTACGGTTACGGGAGACGAATGGCCGATGTTCAGTGCTCAGGCCAGGCAGTTTCTAGTCAAGCCGCCTATTGCTCTATCGCTAATAGGCTGTTTGCTGGTGATGCACTACTACAAAGGGAAGCCGTGAATAACATCCTTGGGATAACCACCGTAGCTATGGCCACGTTTGCCGCCTTGCAAATACTGCGGGACAGCCTGGTTACTCCTGTGATAATAACAGTGGCAGTGGCGGCAATTGTGTTTGGGGTGGTTAAAAAATGAAACGGGCTTTTGAGATAGCTATTCGCGGCGCGGTTTGGCTCTTTTTTCTGATCGGTGTTTTTACCGTAGCGTTTTGGTGCCTCATTGTGTTTCGGTAGGAGGGATCAGCTAATGGAACTTTTCGAAACACAAACTGTAACAGGCGTCCTATGCCCAACTTGCGGAGAGTTCCATATTGGACCTTGTAAGAGTTTTTACGTCGGCCCGAGGGGCTGGATATGCCCCAAGTGCGGCGCTGGTTGCGCGCCGACTACTACCGTCTGCCCATGCGCTATAAGCCCCAGATGAAGAAACAGGAGGATTCATGGATCACTTTCTAACCCATGCCAAAGCTTACACCGCAACTGCTTCGGTGCCTATCACGGTGCTGGTTGTCTGGCTGATCGAAACGTTCGGCAAGGTAACGGTGCCGATGGAGATCCGGACGGCTATCGGGATGCTGCTTGCCGGGTTCGGGACGGCAGTTGTCAGTAACGCCCCTAAAGCGTAAACGCTATGGCAATGTCCTATTTTGAGGCGGTGAGTATTCAAGCATCGCTTTCTAAGTTAGAGTCAAAAATAAACCAGTTGGAAGAATGGGAGGGTACGATCATGTCAGAATTCGACGATATCAAGGCAGCTCAGGAAGCAACCAAGGTGGCCCTTGCAAACATTGCGACGGATCAGGCAGGGCTCGTGGCAAAAATAGACGCACTGATCGCAGCAGGGGCCGATGCCATCACCCCGGAGAAATTGCAGGAGCTTCGCGATAACGCGCTGGCCATCCAGGCTACGGCAGAAGGGATAGATGCAGCGGTAGCATCCACTGGTAGTAACAACCCGTAAAAAATATGAAGGCTAAGCGATGGTTGCAATTCCCGGTTCTTATCCTCGTGCTGCTGGCCGGTTCGGCTTATGGGGCCGAGCCGGTGCCGCAGACGGCCACCTTGCAACCGGTTAAGACGTCGCAATTCTTGCGCTATGCCGTAACGGATATTTCCGCCAGTGAAACGTTTTCATTTACCAACCCCAACGCAGGACCGCGAGACTATATGGGACTTTGGAACGCTGCGGGGACGGTACGGCTTGATTGGCGATACTTAAACGATTCATGGAAGGTTCGTCCTGCGGCTGGAGTAGTTCAGGGTAGTGTTACGTTTCCCGGCTTAAGAGCGGGGAGCTATCAGGTGCGGCTCTACAGATGGGTGGACGGGCTGGCGGTAAAAGATCAGCAGCTATTTTCAAACGCTTTTACCATTGGGCCGTTTGTTCTCACGCTTCCCGCGTTAGACGGAACGACGGTGAGCGTAGACCGAGAACCGGGAACGATCTTTGATAAAGTGACGGTGGTGCGATCTGATGGCAATTCTGAGGAGATCACCATAGCGCGAGAGACAATATTCGAGGTCGTAAAAGCGACGAGCGGAGCCACGAGCGCGGCTTTTGCAATAAGAGCCAGTCCGTAAAAGTTTGCCAGTCGGGGCGTAAGGGTGTAAGGGTTCATACAACGGCAGTTGAGGGGCCAACTCAAGTTGAGACAAGGGCGGTGTTGAATTTTTCAGCATCGCTTTTTTTTGTTCTAAATCTTAGAGGGAGGATTCTTTCATGGCAAATTTTGTATTCAACATCGCGCTCGGCAGGGTGGCTGAGTTGTATAATCGGGTCAAGTCAAACGATCCGGCCAATTCGGCGCTGGTTGTTGTGGCACTGGCTACGTCTGGCTTAGAGTCCGATGCCACGCTTAAAGACAAGGCCACATTGGCGGACGTTGTATCGGGAGCGACCAACGAGGTTACCAACAGCGGTTATGCTCGCAAGGTCTTAACGGATGCCGATCTTGTCGCGTTTGCGACGGACACCGGCAACGATAGAACAGACTTAGACTTCGGCGATCAAACCTGGTCCGCCGTGGCCGCCGGTGACGGGTGGAGCAAGCTGATAGTTTGCTACGACAACGATACCACGGCTGGGACCGACGCCAACATCATTCCGCTTACGGCCCATGACTTCGTCATGACGCCGGACGGGTCGGATATCGTCGCGCTCGTGGCCAACTTCTACCGAGCCAGTTAGGAGGCGCTATGAGCGTCGGGGATGCGGTTGCTTCCAACTCCAGCGTGGCTGCGGAGTCCTATCTGGACATTCAGCCGAGCTCTGGGGTTGAGTGGATAATAACTAATATTCACCACGAGGATGATATCGAGCTGAGCTGGTACAACGGGACCAACGATATCATCACGCAGCGATTTCTCGGCTCCGGCCGGGAGCCGGTTTCTATTCACGCCACCAACTCCAATCGTCCTCGGGTGAAAAATCTAAACGCCGGATCTGCAAAGCGAATAGGCTACGATGGGATTCAAACTAAGTAGGATTCTCGCCCTGTTGGTGATTCTCGCCTCTCCGCTCTACGCAGCGGAAGGGCCGAAGATCAGCTGCGGGGCTCTTTCAATCGTTACCACTTCGGTTGTTTGGACGCCGGACGCCGGATGCGATGCGATTGAGCTTTACAGCGGCATCAGCAACGAGTGGCAAGGTTTCCGATCTGCGGCAATAACCGTAACCCCGACAGTGATAGCATCGACTCGTTATGACATTTTCTTTTACCGGGTAGGCACTCAAGTTTTAATGCAACGCGGCCCGGCTTGGGCTAGCTCTGTATCTCGCGGCACTGGCGTAGGATCAACGGAGATCGTTCGCCAGAACGGAGTATGGGTTAACGCCAACGCCCTTACGGGGTTATGCGCCGCCAGGCTTTGCCGGTTCGTTGGGACGCTTCAAGTTAGTAGCGGTGGTGCATTAGCCATTGCCCAAGCAGTTCTCAGCGGGACGTTCACTGACTCTCGCCAAGTGTCCATCCCTGACGCCGACAGTATCACGGTGGTTCCTAAGGCTCCGACTGCCAACCAATTCGTAAGCGGGGTTGGAACGGATGGCGTCATTGCTCAACGGGCATTAGCCGCCGGAGATATTCCAGCCCTTTCAGTGGACAGCTCCAAGATGACGGCGGTTCACGCCCGTAAGATTTGCAATATCGTCATAGGTGACAAGAACGCATCGGCTATCGTTAGCGGGCAACTCGGGCCACAGGCCAATCTCTGCTACATAGAAGGCCCTGCCACCGTTGTAGAGATTATCGTTGAGGGCGACACGGGAACGTCAAGCGTTATCGTCGGCAGGATGACGGCGGGCGCAGGCGCGTTTATCAACTTGCTCAATGGGGCATTAGCAACGGCTGCGGCCGGTGCGCGTTACTGCTCAAAGACAACGACTGCCGTGGGGCTAGACGGAGTAACCACCTGCACCAATACGGTGCAGAATACGGCTCTTGCCGCCGGTGATACTATTGGGCTCGTAAGCGGAACGGCAGTGGGCGGAACGAAGCTCTACACAGTGCATGTATTGTACGTTTTGAACTGATGAAACGAATAACCCTCACCATTGTCATTGCAGTTCTTCTGGTGTGCTCCAGCGCGATGGCATCGGAGTATTTCGTAGACGGCGGCGCAATCTCGGGAACCCCTGGTAACAATTCCAATAATTGCACAACCAAAGAAACCGCTTGCTTAACCATGTCTGGCGGACTGGCAAAGATGAACGCTGCATTTGATCACAACGGCGCGGATCATTTCCTTACGGTACGTGGGGGCACCTACGATACTGAAAACGGCTTAAAGGTTGTCGGGGATAGCCGTTTTACCATGATCCTGTCCGGCAGTAGCGATGCTCACCCGTTCACGATTAGGGCTTATAATCCGACTACTCCAGGAGCACCTTGCACCACCAGCCCGCCAGCTCCAGGGCAAAGCGTCTGCGAGCAGGTTATCTTAATTCAAGCCCTTATTGGCCCAAGAACGTTAGATGAGATGCAAAGCGTTAATGGCCCGGGTTGCTCAGGTCGGTCGTGTGTGGGAGCGCCTGACGTCTTAGATTGCACCTACTACAACGTTGGCACTTATAACCTAATGGCTAATTATCCCGGCTCCTGCGTTCAGGGATCACCGCCTCACGTTTCATTGGCAGACGGCGGCCCGGAGGGGCTTTGGTTCTTTCAGGATAGAAGCGCTATGGGCGATAGAGGCAGCTCTGTTAACCTCATGGGCATAGTGGATCTCGTAGGAATGCAGGACTCTAATCCAAATAACGAAACGAAGTACGTTGTCTGGGATGGCATTTCCATTGACGCGAGAGGCATTAACGGCTCGGCTTTTCGCAGTGAGCAGTATTACGATCACAAGCTAAGCGCCACTCACCACACCTGGAAAAACGGTGAATGGAAAAACGCTCTCGGCAGTTGCATGTCTCAACCGAGCGTAGCTAGCGGAGTCAATGATGGGCGGCTAGACCCTCGCATGAAGGGGCTTAGTTTTGAGTACGACGCTATCCAGAATCCAGACGGCACATGGAGAAGCGGCGGCACTATTGGAAATGACTTCCTGCTTGAGAACTTTAAAATATCGCACTGTGGAGTGCCTTTCGATCTGTTGAGAGTGGACGGCGTTTCTTATACCGGACCGCTGCCAAAGCTAAGGGACACAGAGTATGCAAAATTTCTGCACGCTTTCTATCTCCATGCTGGCCGCAACAGGCTTAACAACTCTGAAATTTCTGATAATGCAGGGTTCGCCTTTACCGCCGATGCTGCCGACAATATAATGACCAATAGCTACATCCACGACAATAACGGGGGCATGGACTTCGGCGGGTTCCACCAGATGGCCGAGAACAACGTATTCCACAACAACGGCAATGCGGATCTTAAAGCTGGCGGCGTTGGCGATGGCATTCTTACCGACGCGACCAGGGATTACGTTCGCAATAATACTTTTGTTTGGGGGCCGCGTGGCGTTTACGGAACGGCTATCCAGCTTGGCAACGGGCAGCATGGAATGCTGATCGAAAACAATCTGATATACGGATACCCGCGAGGGATAGAGGGAACCCCTTGCGGCATTTACCAGCCTAAGGATGCTGGCGGCAACCCTATCGGACTTCCGTGGTGCATTTACACCGATAGAGTGATCATTCGAAACAACCTGATCGAAACCGTTTCCCCAGGCTCCGAGATTTCCATTGCGGGCACGGACTCCGATCCAGCCCATCCAGCCATTAACCCGGTAGTCCTACCGACATGCACGAAGGGCGGCGGCGTTGGGAATATGGCAAGCTGCAATATTCTTAGCCCTACTGGTGGAGTGCGCCTCGCGAGCCTTACGCCTCCCAACTACACGCTTGCTTCTAACAGCCCTGCCGTAGAGGGAGCAATTCCTAATGGCATCACCACGGATTTCTTGGGCAATACCAGAGCCAATGGAGTTAACGGAAGCACCGGGCTACTACCGGATATCGGAGCGATTGAGTATTGCGACACAAACAAAGGGAGCTGCTCGACTGCTCCTACTACAGCGTCCATTTCAGTTTACAGTGGCGGCGCAACATCAGTGCCTATCACATGGGGGGGCGGCACATGCACCGGGGACGCTAGCGGCCATGTGACACTGGCCGTTCTATCTTGTAACCTAGCATCGACGCTGACCTTCACCGCGCCTAGCACAGCGAGCTCCCTAAACTTCACAACCTGGAGCGGGTGCGATAGCACGACCGGATTTACCTGCACCATTACGGGACTATCGTTCGGTAGGGTTATCACTGCCGCTTACGGAGCTACTCAAACACTTACGATTAACTCAACCGTAGCGTCATCAGTGCCTATGACAGCAAGCCCAGCCGATGCAGCTAACCGTTCGAGCGGCTCAACCGGATTCACTCTGGCCTACCAAGGCAGCACCCTGGCGACGATTACTGCTCCGCCATCATCCGGCGGGAGATTCTTTAGTGCTTGGACGGGTTGTGACTCTACGGATGGAGCACTTAATACTGCGTGCCACGTTGCGATGGCAACCGATAGAACAATCTCAGCCGACTACAGCGGCAACGGATGCGGAGTAGCCAAGTCCTTCACGGTGCAGCAAGTGGTGGAGATATGCCCGAACCAGAGCATCTTTATATGGGACAACCAGAACAGTTCTGGAGTTAAACTCGGCAGCCATGTTGGTGGCGATGTTGGAACTATCTTGCAGGGACCGGCTAGCGCCGACAATAACAATGCCGACTGGTACTATGTGGACTTCGCCACGGCTCCGGACGGCTGGCTAACCGACATAAATATCATGTTGAGCAGCGGCCAACCTCCGCCACCGACGGCAACCTTACTCGTTCAGTCCAACCGAGTCGGGGTTTCTATAACCGTAAGCCCGCCGGATAATAACGGAGCCAGTAGCGGGTTGGTTAATTTCTCTCGCCTATACGGGACTACAGTCCCGGTAACGCTTACGGCTCCTGCGACTCAAAACGGGGACCTACTGGCGTGGAACGGGTGCGATAGCGTTAAGGCGACGGTATGCACCGTGACGGTTTCATCCGGACGAACGGTAAGCGCCAATTACAATGCGGTTTTGCCTGTCGAGGTGCGAGCGCCGAGTGTGCTTCTCGGCTCTGGGATACAAAGACGGTTACAAAGCGGCGGTGCGATTACAGTCCAGTAAATATCACTAGGAGGATTTATGCCAACTTTTACTTTCAGTCAGTCGTTACCGAAGGCAATCGCACTTCGGAACATGTTCGGGAATCTGGAGGCATCGTTTAACAGCTTAGTCGGAAATGTCGGTATAGTCGGAACCATACAGGCAATGGTTATTCCCGACGGGACCCACGACACCGATTACAGTGTCATCAAAACTGAGTTTGGTTTCCCTGACGATGCCACGGCGCGGGCAGCGTTCGATGAGATACAGGCGGTCAAGGGAAAGCTTAACAGCGATGCGAGCGTTACGTTCGTCAATGCGGCTATCGCTCAGGCGATCAACAAGTTCAGATAGGAAGGATCGGATAATTGAGACCCTTACCATCGTTATATAAGGCGGCGATTTCTTCGGGCGTCAATACTCTGCTGTATGTCCAAGGCCGACTATCGAACAGAGTTTTGACCTCTTCGTCCGTAAGTCGCCGGTTCCAGATCATGAGGTATTTAAAGCGTTCTATGCCGGCGGGTTCAATGGCGGAGACCGTTAATTCTTTGCCGTCCCAGAGGGACCAGACTGTTTCATTGTTTTCCATTTCGAACATGCTCCCGAGATTGTCTTTTAAGCTCATGATGGAGTGCTTAGCATAGTGGCATTATTAGATCAAATCTCGGCTTTCTGGGAAATGGAGTCCGGCGCATTGACCACGGATGCGACGGCCAATGCTCAAACCTTGACGAATGTAAATTCGCTAACTTCATCCGGTACAGGGCCTACCAAAGTTGGCAACTATGCGAGCTTTAGCGGCGGTACGGGCTATTTCACACACGCTGATAGTTCCGCACTAGAACTTTGTGGCGGAGATTTCAGTATATCGTTTTGGTACTATTCCCCAGCAACAGGGAATCAGTATTGGATGATCAACAAACGCACGAGTAGCAATCCCGGCAGAGAATATCAGATTGGGATAAATGGCGGCAATCTTTTTTTTGCAGTTTTCGATGGCACGACGACAGGTTTCAACGAAACGACGGCAAGCGAACCTTCCGCAACTACTTGGCATCATATCGTTGGAACTTATGTTGCATCTTCAAACACCAACTCGTTATATATTGATAATGGTACGCCAACGACATCTACGAGTGCAAGTATCACTCCGTTGGCTGGGAGCGGTACGTTTGCCATTGGGACTCGGGCGTGGAGCAACGGGACTTCTAATTTCGACGGTCGTATGGACCAAGTAGGGCTGTGGAAAAGAGCTTTAAGCAGTGGCGAGGTTTCCCAGCTTTACAACTCCGGCAACGGCCTTTCCTATGCGGCGATGCAGCCGGCGGCGGGACTCTTGAGTCCCAATATTTACCAATTCCCAAAAAGGCAATCACTAAGACGGGCGGCAAACTGGTAAGGAGATAAAATGGGACTCTACTCAATCGGCAACTTCCCTGCGCCAACTACAGCAGGAGCGGCAGTGGTCACCACTGGTACAGCAATAAAAACAATGCTCCAAGTACAACCCAGCGCGACTATCGTAGCCAAGGTAAAACGCTGGTGGATCAACTTTTCAGGGTTTGCCGCAGCAGCGCCGATACTTTGCGAGCTGATAGAGACGGATGTGGCGGCAACGGTTACGGCTCACGTCACGGCGGGCATTGTAAAATTAGACGGCGACGCGCTTGCGGGCGGAGATCCCGTGACGAACTTGATCCAGGTAGGCACTGCCAATACCGGGTACACGGCAACTGCGGAAGGAAGCATAGGAGCTTCGCGTGTGCTGGACGTTCAGCAGATAGACCCGGCGCTGAGCCCGTATATGTACGAATGGGCGCTAGGGGACGAGCCGATTATTCAAGTTAGCAAGTTTTTACGGGTTAGAGTTACGGCCCCAGCGGCGGTTAACTGCCTTTGCGGAGTGGTGCTTAAGATTTAAGGTTTCTAAATGGCGCGTCGTGGCAGATCGTATCCATCAGTTCGAAGCGGCTCTAAGCTAGCCTCTGGCCTATTCCAGCCGCGAACTTACTATGTTTCCGTGGCCGATGGCAGCGACACCAACACCGGGCTGAGTTCAACTCCCGGCGCTGGAGGTCCGTGGAAAACTATTGCCAAGGTCAATGCTGCAAGTTTCTCTCCCGGAGATTCGATTCTATTTAAGAAGGGCGAGACGTGGCGCGAGGAACTTGATTTTGCATCTTCTGGATCAGCGGGGAACCCCATCACTATCAGCTCGTATGGTAGCGGAGCCAAGCCGCAGGTATTTGGATCAACAGATCCTTCAAGCTGGACATCTGAAAGTTACACTCCATCAACTCCTACGCCAACTAAAGTGCAGGGCACATATCATACGGGCAATGCGTCGGGACCGGCAGTAGATAGAACTTTTGGGGCTACTCCAACTCAAGGCAATCTTTTAATCGTTGTGGGCCAAGGGACTAATGCCATAGGGAATGCTTCTCTGTCCGGCTCCGGTTGGTCGCTTGCAAACTCTGTTTTGCAAGGGACAACATCAACTCTTGCCATGTGGTATAAAATCGCAGGGGCGGGCGAGCCAACTACGATCACGCTAACTTGGACATCTTCTACATCGACCCATATAGCTATATCGGAATGGAATAACATTGATCCTGCGCCGTTAGATAAAACCGCAGGTACTGCAACCACGGGGGCCGGCGTGACATCGCGGTCGTCTGGCACTACCGCAACCACCACGGTCGCTACAGAACTAGCGTATGCGGCCTTTGGCATGGGGAACACGGTATCAGCGGAAAGCTATAGCAATTCTTTTACCGAAGATTTTAATCAAGCAAGCTTTTTATTTGGTGCAACTAAAGTAGTTACTTCTACAGGGGCAGTAGAAACGACTGAATCGTGGACTACCTCGCGAGTTGCTGGCGGCATTGTGGCAACTTTCAAAGGAATTCCGCCAGCGGCTAGGTCTCTTTACTATGCAACGGGCCTATCGGCGCCGAGCGGTTCGGCGGGGATAAACAACGTTTGGTTTGTTGCTAATTCAACAGGGGCTATAACGTGGGGGGTCAAAAACTCATCAAAGGACGACTTGACGGCAGAGTATAACTTTTGGTGGGATGCCGGGAACTCCAGGCTTTATGTTTTCGCAGCGACGGACCCATCGACTCGTTATGCCTCGGTGGAAGTTGCAACCAGAGCGCATGCGCTAACTTGGAATCGAAGTTCTTCTCAATCATATATTGTAATAGATGGCTTCGAGACGGCATTTAATTCTGGAACCTCCGTTACGCTAAACGCCGATTCTCAAATAAAAAATAACTACATTCATCATGTGGGAGTAAACGACAGCAATAATTCTGTTGGAGCCGAGCTTAACGGAGGATCAAACGGAATCATCTCTGGTAACCTCATTCATGACATTTACAACAATGGGATTCTCGCCGTTTCGGGGACTTACACTCCCTATCTCGTTCAAAATGCTATTGTCGAACATAATGAAGTCTATGATTGCTTTAATATTCTTATCGAACTGCGAACAAACACCCCGTCAACCGGGGCTGTTGATGCCGCGATCATTAGATACAATAATCTCTACCATACGATTTCGTTTGAGCCGACCGGTTCAGCTATGGCTGGAATCTACCTGGATGGTTATTCTTCGGCTTCAATCACTAGCCCTCTTATACATAACAACCTGATCAATGTTAAAAAAGCAGGCATTACCATCAGTCAATACACGGCGGATGCTCTTATTTATAACAACTCGATTCTCAGCGCTGAAGGTATAGGGATATCCATTTCCGGGGTGACAGGGGTGTCGGGCATTGTCATCAAAAACAATCTCGTAGTAAACGCAGCGATTGCAGCTTTGAAGGTTGTGGATAAAACTACAGTCGCCGCAGCGGATTATAATTTGTGGTACACAACGGCGACTAATTACGCGAATGTCAATGCGACAGATTATACATCTAGCGGGTTCGCGGCTTATAAGTCGGCAACTGGATGGGATGCTCATGGTCTTTGGCAGAATCCGCTAGTTCGCTCCGTTTCCGATTTTCACTTGCAAATAGGATCGCCTTGCATCAACAAGGGAGTGTCAGTTGCACTCACAGCGGACTACCAAGGTCATTCGGTTCCACAGGAAGGCACACCAGACATCGGATCTTACGAATTACCCGCTAGAGGCAGTTTGATTAAGGAGCCTTTTCCTTCGCCTATGAGAGGAGTTTTCGGATGAGTTTTATCACCCAGGTTGACACGGAAACGCTGAGCAACCAAAACATTTCAGCGGCTCTGCTTGTAGGCACGTTCACGAACACGACGCGGATTAGAAAGCTGTTTATCAACGTGTTCCTGGATCAGATTGCAGGGAACGGTGCCTATGTTTGCTATGTTACAATTCAGCGAGCAGGGAGCGGAAGCGCCTACGAGACGATTAGAGCCATCAAAGACGCAGCGAGCGGGGTGACTGCAATTACTTTCAACTCAATACCTGTCACTCTTAATTCTACCGACGTAATGAAAGTCTATGTGATCGGACTGGCGGGAGACACCACTACGCCAGATATTATCTACGATCTCAACGAGGAGTTTCCTTCCGATGGCATCAATAAGAATGCAGTATTTAGCAACTTCGAATTTTTGATGGTGGACTCCGCCGATCACGTCACTCCAAAGACGGGCCTTACTGTTGCGGGCCAACGCAGTATAGACGGCGCGGCATTCGCTAGTGTCGGCGGAACTATTGCCGAGGTGGCTAGTGGAATCTACCAGTTTGACGCATTGGCAGCAGATACCAATGGAGATTTGATTACTTGGAAGTTCACGGCAACAGGCGCTGACCCGGTTTATTTCACTTTTAGCACCGTATGATCTATGAAGATTTTTTGGCAGCGCAGTGCATGGGGTATTTCGGGGCAGCTTGTAACGAATGCTCGCTCGATTACTCGTGCTCAATTATCAGCTAGCGTAGGACTACCCACAGAAACAGACGTCGCTCAGGCCCTTAGTAAGCAGAAGCTCCGCGCACTCGCACTTAATACCGAGACTGACGCATCTCAGACTGTCACGCGAAGCAAGCAGAAGTCAGTCGTTCTCGACACTGAAGCTGACGCCGCTCAACCACTCGCGGCACGCAAACAAAAGTCACTTGGGTTAGCATCCGAGAGTAGCACGTCACAGTCGGTTACCTCCCACAAGCAAAAGTCACTTGCCTTAAATACTGAAACTAACGCAGCACAGTCTCTTGCCGCCCGTAAGCAGAAAGCCGTAACGCTCGCCAGCGAATCAGACTCGTCTATTTCTATTGGCCTCGGCGTCCACGGCGTCATGGGGATAGCTAGCCAAGCCGACGAGGCCCAAACTATTACCCGGCGCAAACAGAAAGCAGTTACCCTTACCACTCAAACAGAAACAGCTCAGGCTTTTGCCAAGCGCAAGCAAATAACCATCGGTGTAACGGCTGAAACCAATATAGCCCAGGACGTTGCGGTATTCGTTACCTTAAGCATCGGCTCTATCGGGTTTGCTGTAGACGGTGCGCTCGTACTAGCCAACAAGGTTGATGATCGGGGACGGGTAGTTATCCGGTCAGCAACGGCGTCCACTCCCGGCTTGCTCGATGACGGGACTTTATATTTTGCATCCCTGACGGATGTGGAGCCTGGAGTTGTCCATGTAGCTACAGAAGCCAGCACCGCGCAAGTTATCAGGGCTCAGAAGCGGCGCACTGTCGCAGTAGTGACGGAAACTGAAACGTCTCAGACTATCGTGGTGCGGGTCGGGCATGTCATTACTCTGGCGGCGGAAACGCAAACCGCTCTCGGCGTCGGCAAGGCCAAACATAAAGCCATCGGGGTAGCCGCAGAGTCCGATGACGCCATACTGGTGCAAGCCCCTGGAGAGGCCATTCACTTGGCTCTCAATCAGGCGCTGGAAACCGAACTGGCGCAGATTGTGCGCGGAGCCAGGAGAAGGCTTAATGTTTTCTCGCTAGAGAGAGACGCCGCACTATCTCTGGCTAGAAAAAAGCGCCGGGCTGTCGGAATTGCGTTGGAGTCCGATCTTGCTGTAGATTTACCAAAGGGGCGGCTAGCGAAGATTGTTGTCAACGTGACGGGGGTCCTGGTGGATAGTCTGGAGATAAGTGGAGCGACAACTTTGTCAGTTAACGTAGAGGCCGTGGACTTAACATTCCCGGTATAAAAATATGCCAACACCGCAAGAGGGCGCTATCGGCGTCAAGATTGTTTTCCGCTGCACTGATGGGGCGGCTCCTGTGAATGCCGTCAATATCGCTTCGGCTACCGTAAAGCGGCTCATCTTTAAAAAGCCGAATGGGAGTTTTCAAACTGTTGATGCGATCTTCGAAACGGACGGCAGCGACGGACTGCTGAGCTACACCACGCTTGACGCGACTTTCCTAACTCCCTACGGGACGTGGCAGGTTCAAGCCTACGTGGAAAAGCCCGGCTATTTCAAAACGCGCTCGGCTTGGGGATTATTCGATGCGGCTAAAAATATCGACTCCATTAGGCTGGAGGGGTAGGTTACCCCTTAGTTTAGGCTTTGCGTTCGTTCTAGGGGCCTTTACGGTCCAAATAAAGGCTATTCTGAAGGGGCATCGTTGAAACATTTGCTGTTTACTGTGGTTGCTTGGGCTTGTCTGGCGGCAGCGGCTCTGGCTCAGGTTCGGATACCGGGGCCGGGCGGCGCGGGAACGCTCGTGGTTAGCCCGGGAGTTACGATTGCGGCATCACCCGATCCAGTTATTCTCGGAGGCATCACTACCGGGACGTTTTCAGGGATACAAATCCCGACAACAACCGATTGGATTGGGCTGTACGTTTACAACTCACCGGACGTCAACGGCTACGCAAATTGGGTTTACGCTGGTAATTGCACTCAGTCTATTCCTAGTAGCGCCGTTGCCTCAGGGGTTTGCTCTATCAACATGCCGCAGTCCCAATTATCGAGCCCGGTGTTCGAGCTGCGCCTATTCGCTCAAGGCTCCTACACGCGACTAGCCACTAGCAACCAGTTTACGATGGGAGGCGTAACGCTCCCGGTGGTTAACGTGGTGGCTACCGACTCCGTGGCTACAGAGAGTCCCACTAATTCGGATACCGGGACTTATCTGATAAGCCGCACCGGGGCCACAACATCATCGTTGACGGTTCATTACGCGATGAGCGGCACCGCTACCAACGGAGTGGATTACCAAACCCTAAACGGCACGATAACAATCGGAGGGGGCCAGACATCTGCTACTCTGACGGTTATACCGATAGACGATATTTTAGTCGAGGGAACTGAAACTGTAGTCCTGACTCTTAGCGCGGATGCGGCTTACAGCGTCGGAAGTCCCGCTTCGGCTACGATTACACTGATAGATAACGATGCGGCAGGAGGCCCAGCCATTGCGGCAACTCCCGATCCGGTAGCTATTGGCGGCACTGAAACAGCTACATTCGCCGGTGTTCCTTCCCCTACGATTACTGACTGGATAGGACTGTATGAGGCAAGTCAGGTTGTTGACACATCTTTCTATGTGAATTGGGTTTATGCCAACAGCTGCACTCAAACTGCGGGGAGCGGCGCCGTAGCTTCAAACACATGCACGATTGCGATGCCAATCTCGCCGCGTCCAACTAATACGTTTAACCTAAGGCTCTTTACTTCTGGCTCGTACAATAAGATCGCCACCAGCAACCAGTTTATCATGGGTTCATCCGGGCCTACCGTTAGCGTTGTAGCTACGGACGCCAGCGCTGATGAGCTGGGCGACCCTGGAATTTTTACGCTGACTCGCACAGGATCAACTGCATCGTCATTGACGGTTAACTATACGATGGGCGGTACGGCCACGAATGGGACCGATTACGTTACGCTCCCAGGCACGGCCACGATAGCCGGGGGCTCTACTACAACGACAGTTACGCTCTCGCCAGTCAATGATAGCTTGGCTGAAGGGAGCGAAACCGCAGTAATGACGATTACTGCCGGGACCGGATACTCTGTCGGCTTCCCGTCATCTGCAACTGTTACGATTATCGACAATGGTAATGGCGCGGGAATAGGGGACGATGGCGTGCATGAAAGCGTTTCATCTATTCCCGTTGATCCTGCCGGTTTAGGAAATAGTGGCTTTGCTCGCGATCACTGGATTTCAAGCATAAATAAAATGCTTCATCCGTTTGGCTCCGGCCCTTCGTCGGGTAACAACTCGCTGTACGGCTATGACCCGGTGACTAAGGCATGGACAACGCTCTTTACTGCTGATGCCGTCAATGCACCGCAGAAGCGCGACAATCACGGATCCTTTTATGTTCCAGCCTTGAATGAGTATTGGATTTGGGCTGGCAGTCATCTCGACGCGCTAGCTGTGCAGTTCGCTGGCGCGGTCGGCACCGTGATAGCTGGGCCAACCTCATCGGTATCTAAGACATGGTACAACGTGACGTTTCCTACTGGGCCATCGGGCTGGATTCCGACGACGAATGAAGGCGGCGCAACATCTGTAGTGGTTGTAGGGAGCGTGGCGACAGTGCAGACCGGGCTCAGCACGTTTGTCTATGATGCGGTCCCAGCGGTCTCCGACTTGAGCGATGTTAATCTTGTGGGGGTAAAATCTGGTGGGCGATTCAGCTTTACGACAAACACCTGGGTGGAAACCGGCGGGACCAAGCGCGGAGGGACGGGATACGTTGAGGGATTCACCGGAGTTCTAACAGGCGGAATGCCGTACACCGGCACTGATCCAGGTACGGCTTGGAGTGAAGTTGGGGACATGGGCATGATTTGCTGCGGCTCGGGCGGCGGCAATCCGACCAACGCTACGTTTCTTATCGAACGTGATATTGGCGGGGCTAAGCGATACAAGGTGACAACGCTCAGCGGTAATCCGCCAGCGCGGGACCAGATGATGAACGCGCTGGTAGCCGTTGGCCCAGATTTTTACCTGTACTCCGGCCGTGTGCAATCCGGTTCTCCCTTGATCGAGGATACGACCGGAGACCTTTGGAAGTGGACCGTTAGCGACCGCGCATGGCATCAACTCGCTAATCCCCCTCGCGTCGTTCATCCGCTTAATCCGTTTGGTGCGCCGAATCTGCAAGTAGCGATGACCTACGATATCGTGCAAAACGCGCTGGTTGTCTGGACTTATAACAAGCTGCAATATTATTCGATTGCGGCAAACACTTGGCGGGACATCACTCCGCCTGGGCTCGCGTGCGTATTTAATGCGACTGCGGTCTACGCGCCAAACGTCAAGTTGCACCTGTATATGGGTGGAAACGATTGCTCTCAGGCTGGCGATCCAGGAGCTAGCGACAATCATAGAGCTATACGGATGTTCAGTCCTCCGCCTCAGACTTGGGTGGCAGTGCCCTACTCAACAGTGCCAGCTGGAGCACCGGGAAATGGTGGAGTTGGCGGTGCCTACGGCGGCAAGCACATGAATCTACAGATAAACACTGATAACGGGCGCATGTATATTACGGGTGGAGATTCAGAGCTTGTCTCTTACGGTGACAATCAAGGCGTCTGGTCCTATCACATTCCAACGAACTCCTGGCGTAATGATTATCCGCACTGCGGCATAGATGGGGATATTATGCCCGGCGGCGCGAATGAATCAGGCTGGGTCTATGTGCCAGAGCAAAAGAAGTTTGTCCTGCAACCGGGGTTCTGGTTCTTAACGCAGAGCGGGCCTTCGAATCAATGCGGTGGGGCGGTTACGTGGCCAAGCACAGCTGTACCTATGGTTATCACCGGACAACTATACCAAGCGTTTAACGTTACGGGTGGCAATGCTAATAGATTTTACGAATCCCTTGGCATAACGATTCAACGGGATACTCCATCTACGGGGCAACAAACGCTTACGGCTTCCGGTGTTAATAGCGAGGGGGTGTCTGTTGCATCAACGGGAGCGCCTCTTACAGTCTGGTATCAACCCCCAGGTGGTGCATATCAAGTGATTCAGGATCTGGTATTTGACTCTGAAACAACGAACAAGTGGAGTGCTTCGCCATCGTGGCCATGCCGAACTCTTTTTAACGGGACATGCGCGGGTACAGGCGGCGATCATTCTCAAGCTCCAAAGAATGCCGTTTACGATCCAGTAACCAAAAAGATTTTTCGCGTCGGTACTGATGGCCGTGGCGTTGCCTGGTACGTTTATGATCTTTCCGCATGGCCAACGATTACAAGTTACTCGTTTGGCACCTTCGTGCCTAACAGCGGAGATATGCAATTTGAGTGGATAACGATTGATATAGAGGGGCGCAAGATATACGGGATGGACCCGCTCAACTACGATCTTTACGAGCTAGACATTACTGCTGCGCAGTCTTGTGCTCATGGTCCAAATTGCCCCACGGTGTTAACCAAGAAAGCAAAGCCTCCTAAGCCACCTAACGGCCCGTTTAGTCAGTATGTTGATGTGGTTTCATCAACTGCAAATACGGTTACACTTTCCGGGGATCAAACATCTGTAGCAATTACTGGCAAGCCGATTTTTGCAAGGGACGTTTCTATTCGAGATACTTCTGGGAATTACATTCAAACCAATGTGCCTACATCTGCTGTTTTCAGCGGAGGCAATACTACGGTCACATTTAGCGGCGCGGCCCTACCCAATTTGACTGGCGGGTCATATTTTCTTTATCCAGCAATGACTAATAAAGCGGGGTCTAGTTGCGCTCCAGATTTACCGGCAGATGCGTCAGCTTGGCAAGGAGGCGGGCTCCAAGACTTTACTCAACTTGCATTCGATTCAGTTAACAGGATTTTATTCTATCCCTGGATCTGCTCATTGGGCCACTCTCGTCCAACTTTATTTATTTACAATCCGCTCGTAAACACATGGGCTATTGACCCCATGTTTCAGCCGGAAGGAAAGACGGTTCGCGGCAACCATTTTAAGTTCGATTCAATCAATAATGTTCTTATGACGTTTGGGGGGCTTTGTCGGGCAGATACTACTTCGGAGTGCGCTGGAGCAGGAAACCATGACCCGAGTCTCACGGACTTTTTCATCTACCGCTACCAATAACAAGAATGAGTCTTAGTTATGAATATTCCGATCATCTCTATTATGGTGGTTCTAATTTTGGTGGCTCTGCTCTGGTGGGTCATTGGGCAGTTAACCGTGGACGCGATGATTCTCAAGGTTGCTCGCGTCGTTATCGTGGTTCTGTGCGTGCTGTGGCTGGTTAATATTTTGATGGGCGGCAACATGGGCGGCATTACGTTCAGGTGACCTAAAATGTTAGATTACATTCGCTATGTTTTCATCCCTGTCTGCCGCAAGCTGGCTACCGTAGAGCCTAATATCTACACCCCGAGCGCCGTTATCCTGCTAGCGGCCACGGTGGCTCAGGAGTCCTTCGGCGGCCGCATGGTTCACCAGCAAGGCGGGCCTGCTGTCTCCATTTTCCAGTTTGAGCAGATGCGCTATGACGAGGTGGATAACTGGCTAACGGGCCATGACAATTTGAAATTCGAAATGCAGGTGCGCGATTTGCGAATGATAAACGGCCCTAACGGGATACTCCAGCTTCACGGCAATGCTTATCTAGCCACGGCTTACGCTCGGCTAGCTTATTGGGTAAGGCCTGGCGCTCTACCTGCTTGGGATGATAAGGAGGGAATGTGGCAGTATTACAAAAGAAACTGGAACTCAGAGATCGGAGCGGCAAGGCGAGATCAGTTCATGGAAAACTGGAACCTGTACATGCCAACAACGGAGCAAGCGGCAACAGTAATGGTGTGAACGATGTCGAGATCGTAGAACTTTCCGCGCTCAATCCTGATACCAAAAACGCCCGCAAGCACAATGCGCGAAACGTCGGCATGATTGTCGATGCGTTACACGAAGTTGGCACAGGCAGATCGGGAGTTATCGACGAGAACAACAACGTATTGGCAGGCAACGCGACAATGGCGGCGCTAGGGAAGGCGGGCATCCGGCGCGTTAAGGTAGTTAATGCTTCAGGGTCAGAGTGGGTAGTGGTGCGAAGAACTGGGCTTAGCGGGAAGCAAAAAAAACGCCTCGCCTTGTATGACAACAGAGGCAGTGAGCTGTCAACGTGGGACAAAGAGATGATGGCGGAGTTGGATGCCGAATCTCTGCTAGATGGAATGTTCTCAGACACGGAAAAGGGGAAGTTTGATAATGATGACAACGAGAACAGCGTGGTACTGGAACAAGCGGTGCAACTGAAGCCGCAGCGAGAATATATCATAGTGATGTGCGACCCGGAGAGTCCAGACCAGTACGATGCCTTAGTGGACAAGTTGAATCTTAAGATGGTTCGCCGTGGCGGCTACAAGCATGGTTCGCCTTTCGATATAACACGTCGCCAAAGGGTGGTGTTGGCGAGCGATCTCATTCAGAGGCTAAAGTGATAATCGCAGTGCCGAGCATGGGGCGTGCGAACAGAGTCAGAACGCTTAAGATACTACCTAGCGCGACGGTATTCGTTCCCCTCGTAGAAGTGGCGGACTACAAAACCCATGGGTGCAAGAATGTGGTCGGTGTGCCGATCCAAGTGAAGGGGATCACAGCGACGCGGAATTGGATATTGAATCACGTCAAGGATCGTCGCGTTGTATTCGTTGATGATGATGTCAAGAATTGCGGATGGCTTGAGATAGCAGAAACTAACATGAATAGACGGACGCTAACGGAACCGGAATGGCTTCGCGAGTTTTCGGTGCTGTTTGACGTTGCGGAGGAGTTGCACTTTGATATTTGGGGGATGGCGAACATATCCGCGTCTAGGACATGGTATCCTAGCCACCCCTTTTTATTTTACACTTATGTGACAGGCTCGTGTATGGGCATCTTTAATGATCCAGCTTTACGGTTCGATGAGTCTTTTACGGTAAAAGAGGATTACGAATTGTGCCTCCGCTCAATCAAAAAAAACGGCGGCGTATTGGGTTGCCGATATCTGTTTTGGGAAAATGAACATTGGACGACCCCGGCAGGGTGCAAAACGTATAGGACGCAGGACGTAGAGCGCGATTGCACCTCGCGTTTAATCGCAAAATACCCTGGAATGATTCACCGCGTCGTTCGAGGCGGCTCCGATTTTTCCATCTCATTAGATTTCTAAAAAAGCATTTTAACATATTGATTTGCAAGGAGTTTTCCGATTTCATCAAAAATGATGGGAGGCGACTTGTATTTTATCATGTTTTTTTATAATCTGATTTCATCAATTTGATCTTTGAAAACTGAATACGCGGCCACCGAGTAGAAGATCGAATGCCGCCAGGGAAACACGACGCCCTGTAGACCCCCGACAAACAGTCCACCACCGTGAAACGACATCCGAGTGGTAACCAAATCCGGTAACGGTCCCGATCTAACGGTCGGTTGATTATCGGACGACCCCAAAGCCAAGAAATTCTATCCGCCGAAAACCATTGTCCCGTTAATTGCGATCCCCGGCTGCACGTATGGCTTCGTACCAACGATGCTGCCGCATTTCCAAGCATGAACTTGAGCAACCTAAAGCGGGCGCACGTCGCATTGCACTCCGTCGTGAGACGCAACCACAATCCGATCCACGCGCAAATCAATGGCGGTGTAGGCACACGGAGACGAATCCTTGATTGAGCAAGGCGAGAGCGTTGGGGGATGGCAATAATAAAAGCCGAAACGGGCCGGAGCGATCCGGCTCGTCTGCTCGGGGTTGTTCCTGAGCACTGATGATGGCAGCTACCACAACGTGCGCAACAGAAAGGAACACGACAATGAAAACCACGACTATATATGGCAACGCGGCGATAGTCCGAAGTCGCAAATCAAAAACGGCATTCGATGTAGATATGGGAGAGCGAGTGCCCATCGAACTGGTAGACATGCCAGAGCGCAAGCGCATCAAGAAGCCCAGCCTGACAACTCTAAAGTTGATTGCACTCTACGAGGAGCAGAACGCACTGCTCCGAAAGGAGCTGGCAAAGAAATGAAACGCAAGAGAATCAAGCCAGCACAACCGCTGGACGTAGTGCCTCTAGATCATATCGTAGAGGACTCATTCCAAACCAAAACGACGCCACCGCGTGAGATCATCGCCGATGCTAAAGGACTTCTATTCGGCGTCAAAAACAAGAGCACCCGGGAGTATGCCCACGTAACGGCGAGGGATTCGGATCATGCCAGAAGGGCTACCAAGTGGCACCCGAGCGACATAGCCTACTGTATGCAACTGCAATCAACACCAACTGCGTCTAGCGATGCACCCAAAGCCGAGGGCAAAGGCGCGAAAGGAAGCAAGAACGTGAGTAAAGGGACACTGGAGTCGCTTAAGGCGACTCGTGAGGCAAAGGCAATCGTCGTCGGCGCTGGGGGCAAGGTAGTCAAGCAGCGCAAGACAACCAAGGAGTTAGAAGCGGATTTGACCAAGACGCTCGCTGCCGCGAAGAAACCCGTCGCTGCGAAGAAACCCACAGTAAAAAAAGCCGCCGCAAAAGCCGAAGCCGAGCCTGTAAAAGCTAAACGAGTGAAGGAGACAGTCGTGATAGGCGAGGCACAGGACAAAAAGACGAAAGTTGTTCTGCTAGTCGATAAGAACCCAAAGAAAGAGGGGACGTCATCGGCTCGACGGTTCGGGCTCTATGTGAGTGGAAAGTCTATCGCGGAACAATTGTATCGTGGGGTGACCGTAGCGGATATCCGCTGGGATAAAGCGCGACGGTATATCGACTTTAAGTAGGGGAGAAGGGGAGAAGGGGAGAAAGAGGCCCCAGGAGAATGGAAAACTCCTGGGGCCAAGAGAGAGAGAAATGCGGCCCGAGAGAAACCGCATAGGCAACTTAACCTAACCAACCCATAGGAGTCAATAACATGAAATTAGACCCCGACGAAATGATAGCGGCAGGGTTCGAAATTGAGGAGGCCTAACCAAACGAGAGGGGAAATGCAAATGCGACTTGAAGCGTTAGCCAAGAAGTTTTTTCGCCACGTCCTATGGCGCATGTCGGCCACCGGACAGCCCGTCCTGATCGTCTGCACCGGCAAAACCCTGGTGGCCTACGTGGAGTGGGAGGACGGCAGCTCGGACTACATCACGGACGTCTGGCTGCTGAGCGATACCCGCGCACCCCTATCTACCCCTTAACCAACCCCTAACCCCCTCTCAAATCGAATCCTGGAGCCAAATACGGGGTGTTTGAGAGGGGTTCTAACCTATAAAACTGAACGGAGAAAAGTGTGATGGACAGAATATGGAGCCAGTACCAACTGGACGTTTTCAATTTTGTTGAGAATCAATCCGGCTCTGCGGTGATCTTAGCCGTAGCTGGCGGGAGCAAAACCACGGTGATCGTGGAAGCCGCACGACGTGTGCCAACCGACAAGCGGGTGGCCTTTGTGGCGTTTAACCGAAACATCGCTCAGGAGTTGCAAGCCCGGGTGCCGCCTCACGTCGCGGCTATGACTCTAAACGGCATGGGCTACCGGGCCTATCTGAATAGCTGCATCGGCAAGAAAAAGCCAAAGCTGGAGTCCAAGAAAACACGCTGGATCATCGACGATAATTTGAATCCCAAGGACAGCAAGGACTACGGCCAAGGAGTTGCCAAGCTAGTGGGGCTCGCCAAGGCCCACGGACTGGTGCCAAGCGGGAGCGAAGGGGTGGGCTGTGCACTGATGCAGGATACAGAGCAGAACTGGGCGGACCTGATAGAGAAATTTGGGGTGGACTTTGACGGTAAAGATGCCGACCCTGCTCGAGGTATGGAGCTTGCGCGGCTGGTGCTGGCTGAGGGCATTAAGTTAGGCAAGCAAGTAATCGACTTTGACGATCAACTCTACCTGCCGGTTATCTGGCAAGCTAAATTCAATCAGTACGATGTCATCTTTGCGGATGAATGCCAGGATATCAGTGCCATACAGAGGGCAATGCTGAAGATTTCTCTCGTGCCGGGCGGCAGATTGATTGCCGTGGGAGACAAAGCCCAGTCAATCTATTCTTTCAGAGGAGCAGACACAGAATCTATCAACCGGATAACAGAAGAGTTCAATGCTGCTCAACTCCCGCTTTCTGTTTCTTACCGTTGCTCTAGAGCTGTCGTGGCCGAGGCCAAGAAGCTTGTTCCTATTATCGAGCACTGCGATACCGCGCCGGATGGCAAGGTGGAAATGCTAGCGACGGTGAAGGCAGAAACGTTTCTATCGACTGACGCGATTCTATGCAGACTAAATGCTCCGTTGATTGAGCTGGCCTATAAGCTTATTCGCAACGGCAAAGCGTGCAAGGTGCTCGGAAGGGAGATCGGGCAGGGGCTTATCACGGTAATTAAGAAAATGAATGCTGGCAGCATAGCAGAACTAGGAGATAGGTTAGACGCATACCAGTCACGCGAGGTGTCCAAACTACTGGCTAAAGGGCGGGAGCAAAGTGCGGCGGCTGTAGAAGATCGCGTGATTACGATCAAGATATTTATCGGACAGCTCAAGGAGGATAACCGCACAGTGACGGCTCTAGTGGATAGCATCAATGCCCTATTCAGCGATGACCCCACGGGGCGGCTCACGCTGTGCTCGGTACACAAGAGCAAGGGCTTAGAGTGGGAGCGGGTATTTATCCTTGACCCGCAACTGATGCCCTGTAAGTGGGCTCGCCAAGGATGGCAGCAAGAGCAAGAGAAGAACATCCAATACGTGGCTATCACACGAGCCAAGTCAGAGCTGTACTATTTCAAGAGTGAGGGATGGAAAGACAATAATGAGTTGGAGAAACCAGCAGATATGGAGGCTGCATGATTACAAACGATCTAATCATAGACATGATTAAGGGGCACTGCGAACGAGCTCAGGAACGATACGGCGACTTTGCGAGTTCGCATGAGGCGTTAGGCGTGGCACTGGAGGAGTTCAACGAACTCCAGTCCGCTGTCCACGCGAACGATCTAAAGGCTGTAGCTGAGGAGGCAATCGACGTGGCTGCGGTTATGGTGCGACTGGCTCTACAATGCTGGACGTCCAAGGCGCTACAGGAGCGTAGCCAGAAATGAACCGCACGGAGGATTCACAGAGGCGATATGCGAGAGTGGTGGCGAGAGTATTGTTACCGCATGACTATAAAAATCAGAACCACTGCCGCGATTGTCTGAGGTATTACAAACGGATGTGGATGAGAGAACAACGCAAAATAGAAAGGGAGTACGAGTGTGAAAAATGAATGAGAAAGTCACTAAGGCGATGCAATGCGCCGAGACGTTGATGTCAGGACTGAAGGATTTAATGCAAGAAGCCAATGGTAAAAATGACGCGCTATGGCTGCTCGGGCTGAGACTCCAAGAGGATGCGGCTAAGATCGTCGCTACGCTAGCGCAACTGGAGAACGTATGAACTATCAGGAGTTTCTAAACAAAAAAACTCAGATGGGAGAGAATCACGGATTCTCGCCGATATGGATGCCGAGTTTTCTATTCGACTTCCAATCCAGTCTAGTTGATTGGGCTATCAATAGGGGGCGTTGTGCAATATTCGCCGACTGCGGACTGGGGAAAACTCCAATGCAACTTGTGTGGGCGGAGAATGTATTGAGGCACACCAATAAGCCCGTATTGATTTTAACTCCTCTCGCCGTGGGGGGGCAGACTTTAATCGAGTCTGAGAAATTTGGGATTGAAAGCATCCGTTCGCGGGATGGCAGAATGTCCAAAAAGTCTATTGTCATTACAAATTATGAGAAGCTTCACTTGTTCGAATCAAAAGATTTTGGCGGCGTGGTGTGCGATGAATCGTCTATACTCAAACACTTTTCCGGTGCAACTCAAAAAGCAGTTACTCGATTCATGCTTAAGATCCCTTATCGGCTACTCTGTACGGCAACGGCTGCGCCTAATGACTACATCGAATTGGGAACGAGTAGTGAGGCATTGGCTGAACTCGGATACTCCGATATGCTCTCGCGTTTTTTCAAACAGAGCGATAATAAGCCGCATCGACGCGAAGATATAAAGCAATGGCAAAAGAATCAAAAAGATCAGGCTAACCACTTTGGTAAACTATCGTTTCGCGTGGCTCAGCAAATTGAGCAATGGAGATTGAAGGGTCACGCAGAAGTGCCGTTCTGGAAGTGGGTATGCTCATGGGCAAGAGCGTGTCGCAAGCCTAGTGACCTAGGGTTTAATGACGGCGATTTTATCTTGCCGCCATTGACGGAGCGCGAGCATATTATTGAGCCTACACGCCCGGCCGACGGAATGCTGTTTACCTTGCCGGCATTTGGTTTACGTCAGGAGCGCGACGAGCGGCGGCGCACATTGCAGGAACGATGTGAGTACGTTGCTAATCTGATCAATCATAAAAACCCCGCAGTCGTCTGGTGTCATCTAAACGACGAAGCGGATCTGATCGAAAAGATAGTCAAAGGCAGTAGGCAGGTCAAGGGATCTACAGAGGAGGAAGAAAGAGAGGAGATATACAAAGATTTTGCATCCGGAAAGCTCCGAGTCATAGTGACGAAACCAAAGATCGGAGCCTGGGGAATGAACTGGCAGCACTGTGCTCACACCGTTACGTTCGCAACTCATTCCTACGAACAGTTTTACCAATCAGTAAGACGGTTCTGGCGATTCGGCCAAAAGCGAGAAGTCGTCGTTGATATCGTTGCTACGACGGGTGAGCGATACGTGCGCGAAAACATGAAACGGAAAGCTGATGCGGCTGATAGGATGTTCACCGAGCTAGTACGGCACATGCACGATGCTCAATCAATCGCGAGAATACAAACCGACCCGAACGAAAATATGGAGGTTCCACCGTGGCTTCAAAGACTCAATTCGTAACTGATCGCTGTGCTCTTTACAAAGCAGATTGCATGGAGGTCATGAAAAATATTCCTGATGAGTCGGTTCATCTCTCTATGTACTCACCTCCGTTTGGAGGGCTGTACGTTTACAGTTCAGACGAACGCGACTTGTCGAATTGCATCGATTATCCCGAGTTTTTTACTCACTACGAGTTTTGCGTAAATGAGATTCATCGCATTACTATGCCTGGGAGAATGTCCGCAGTTCACTGCATGGATATCCCCACCGGCAACACCGGGCTAGATCACCTCAGGGACTTTCCTGGCGACGTGATTAGATTGCACCAGAAGTGCGGGTTCCAGTACGTGGCGCGTTATCATGTTTGGAAAGAGCCTCTAACAGTGCGCAACAGAACAATGACTAAATCGTTGTCTCACAAGGGGCTCACGATAGATTCAACGCGGTGTAGTATCGCGAATGCGGATTACCTGCTTATCTTTCGAAGGTCTGGACAGAACTCAATTCCGGTTGCTCATCCCACTGGGCTTTCCGAGTATGCTGGCGAAAGGAAGATACCGAACGAGTTACTTCCGTATCGAAACTGGAAAGGGAGCCAGCTAGAGAATCGTTACTCTCATTGGATATGGCAGCGATACGCATCTGCGTTCTGGGATGATGTACGGCTCGACCGCGTACTGCCGCATAAACCAGCAAGAGATGCGGATGACGAGAGGCACGTTCACCCGCTTCAATTAGACGTTATTGATCGCGCCGTCGTAATGTGGAGCAACCCAGGAGAGACGGTGTTAACTCCCTATATGGGTGTAGGGTCAGAAGTATACGGTGCTGTACTGGCCGGACGGCGCGGAGTCGGGATAGAGCTGAAAGAAAGCTACTACCGCCAAGCCGTAAAAAATGTTGAATCAGCACTAAAGGGACAACGAAGTCACGAGGAAAATGAACTTAGTTTTGGTCCGGTAATAGAAGTTAAAACAAAGGGGGCAAGATGAGTATCATCCGGTGGCTACGTCGTAAATTGTTTGGCCGTAAGCAGGACTCTACCTGGGTGCGAATCTTTGAGAACTCTCCGGCCAATGGAGCGCGAACCAACTTCGATGACATGCCCGAGTACAAATGGGAGTGGCCCAAGAAAGGAGGGAAGCTATGATAATCGGCAGAAAGAAACCCAAGCCAAGTAAGTCGGTGTATATCCAGATGCGCCAGTCCAAGCGGCAGGACGACAAGCGCAAGACGGAAACGGCGTGCATTACGGTGCAAGACAAGACGCTGGAACAAGTAAAGACGGTAGTAGAGAAGGCGTTACGGGAGGCATAAAATGAAATGGGAAGAGCAATATTTTGAGATGGTAACAGAAACTGCTGATAGGGCTAAAAATGAGATGCGTAGAAAAGTTTGCGAAGGCACGTCAGAGCAAATGTTTTTGCACTATAAGCCTGCTTCTGCGGCCGGATTATGGGGCCAATTGGCCCTTATCCCAGACAGCAAAACCAAGATCGCCGTACAAAACGGTTGGATCTTGGCAACAGGGGAACCTCTACGGATTAATATTCCGTATGACAACTATTGGGAGTGGATCAGAGCTAGGTCAAGGCCATTACCGATAATTGGCCAGAAAGATAGGGTCTAAAAAGCGTTACGGGAGGCGTAGAAAATGGGAGACATGGCTGACGACTCTATGAAAGCGGAGGACAGAGAAGTAGATGCGTTCATGGCGGAATATTGGCGAGATCGAAAACAAGAGAGGGAGAACAAAGCAATGGCGAAAAAGACAATCGTGGTAAAGGCGGACAAGAATCCCGTAGTCCATCAAGAGACCGAGCTGGTGGTAGTCGATACTCAGCCGGGGGAACTATCGGTGGAGTCAATCAAGCACCAAGTAGCGAAGATCAAACAGCTCATGGCCGATGTGATGGTTGGCCCATCGGCGGAGAACCCCGGCGGCGTCCACTATGGAGTTATCCCGGGAACCCACAAGCCGACGCTGCTTAAGCCTGGGGCTGAAAAAGTCTGCCTCATGTTTCGGTTGCGGGTTATCATCAACGAGGGAGATATTACCATTACCGACTATGAAGGAGGCCACCGGGAGTATCGCGTGCTGGCTCACATCATGGATCATAACGGACAAGAGGTAGCAACTGGAGTAGGGGCTTGCACGACGATGGAAGGACGGTATCGCTACCGCTGGGATAATACGCGCAACCCAGTGCCGAGAGAGTACTGGACTCATAGAGACTCAGAGCTGCTAGGCGGATCGTCATTCGCACCGCGCAAGATAGACGGGGAGTGGATTATCTTCCGCCGGATAGAGCATGACAACCCTGCGGACTATTTTAATACCTGCCTTAAGATTTCTAAGAAGCGAGCCCATGTTGACGGCTGTATCACTGCAACGGCGTGCAGCGAGTTATTTACACAAGACGTCGAGGAAATGGCAGCTAACGAAAAGGCGTCAGGGAGGCCGTCGCAATTCGATCAGAGGCCACAGGATGAGCAGGAGGAGAAAAAAGAGACAAAGAAACCGGATGCGGCCAAGAGCGAACCCAAGACAGAACCCAAAGGACAGTTCAAAGATGGCAGTCCTAAGCTGTACGAGCTGACGGACAAGCACAAGGAGTTAAAGAAGCTTGTCCATGACTACGTGGAGGCCCACTGCGATCCAACTAAGGTAACTTACGAGGATGCGTTTGCTGAGATACTGAGCCGGTTATCCACATGGCCGGGGCATCCCGGGGTTCGCTCCCTAGATAGGTTCAGCGCCAAGATGGCAGAGAATGCCATAGGCGACTTCAAAAAACGCGAGGCAGAGAATGCCAAAAAGAAGGGGCGGGTATAATTTTATGACAAAATCCGAGTTCAAAACACTATGGGAGTCTAGTGATGATGGCGGAGGTCTTACTTTTGAGGATATCGCTAAATGCGCTCAGGAATGGGGTCTATGTTCTAGGCCTAAAATGTCACCTATGTTTGCTATACTGTCCATGGTTCTAAAATCTGCGAATATTCAGGAGAAAGGAGCTGCGAAGTGAAGGAGAAATTCAAGTTCAACTCGGCCAAGCACGAGTACACGGTAGACGGTTGCCGGGTTATCTCTACCACGGACGTGCTTGGCCGCATGGGGTTCGTGGACTTCAGCGGGGTTAATCCTCATGTCCTAGAGGAGGCGGCGGCTATCGGCACCGGGGTGTCAGAAGCCACGGCGCTGCTAGACAAGGGCAAGAGCTGGACTAAGTATGCAGCTCTGTCCGGCTACGTGCGGGCGTGGATCGCGTTCAAAAAGGCATGGGGGTTCAAGCCTAAGCTGATAGAGAAACCGCTGTACTGCTCTAGCTTGATGTACGCCACAACACCGGATCGGTACGGCTACTCGAAATTGATGGATGCTAACATCGTTGTGCAAATCAAAACTTGCCCGGTAAAAGATTGGGTAGGCTTACAGGTAGCCAGCGAGGAGTACATGATTAGAAAGCATCTCGGACGCGACCGAAACCTATTTGAATCAACAAGGAATAGGTTTGCGGTTGAGATAAAGCCAGACGGTAAATTCAAGGAGCGCCAGTTCGTAGAAGCAAACGATATCAGAGTATTTTTTGCTGCGTTAACGTGCGAGAAGTGGAAGGTAAATCATGGTTACAAGAAGCTGCCTTAACTGCGGAAAATCATTTCTTTGTTTCCCATCGCAAATTATTTATAACAAAGGAGGCGGAAGCTTTTGTTCTATACCTTGCAAAAACGAAGCATCTCGCAAGTCTGAGACAGTCCATGATTGTGGGTATATTTTATTAAAAAAGCCAAACCATCATCGAGCGAATTTCTTTGGTTTCGTCTATCAACACCACATAGTAGCCGAGAAGAAGCTAAGGAGGCGATTGCGCAAGGAAGAAATCGTTCATCATATTGACGGAGACCCTAAAAATAATAAGCCCGATAACTTGGAGATAATGACACGAGCAGAACATGCTCGTATGCATGCGGTAGAGAGGGCAAAGGAAAGAGGTGTAGACGACCCAAACCGTTTTAAAAAATGTCCGATGTGCAGCCTAGTCAAATTGCGCTCCGACTTTTCGCCCACTACGAATAGGGGTCGCCCAACAGTCGCATCGTATTGTCGCCCCTGCGCTGCACAAACCCGACGTAAGGGATGGAAACTGAAGGGAGAGGGATGAATGACGCGGCTGTTTGGGTGATTGTAGCAGGAGTGATTCTTATCATCTTCGCAAGCAAGCGGTTCTAATAACGGCGTGCGCAACAGAGAGGGAGAACGAACATGGAAGTCCTAACGATCATACTGGCAATTTTGTTTTTTCTGTTTTACTTCATCCCCTACATCATCGCCAACACGAGAGATGTAGAACACCAGGGCGCGATCCTGACAATAAACTTGCTGCTCGGCTGGACTATTGCAGGGTGGCTGGCCGCTCTTATATGGGCCTGCACTGAGGAGAAGGACCAGCCAAAACTAATCCATCACGATATCTAAATCAGGCTCAACACAGAGGGAGAATGAAATATGAGAAAACTAATTATCATCGCAGCAGTGGTGCTGTTATCCGGCAGTGTAGAGGCGCGGGACAGAAAGCAGGTAACTCTCTTTCGCTCCCGCAATCCTTGTCCGGCTACAGGCCAAACTAAAGGCCCCTGCCACGGCTATGTAGTCGATCACCGAGTGCCATTGTGCCTTGGCGGAGAGGATAGTCCGGCCAACATGCAATGGCAGGAGTTAGAAGCTTCGAAGATTAAAGACAAGACAGAAAGGCAAGACTGCGCTTTGAAACGCAAGGGGGTGAATAATGTCCGCGCTAATTGAAACATACCTCGGAGACGGAGCCTACGCAGAGTTTAATGGCTACAACATCACGATTTATACCAGCGATGGCATAAGTCGAACTAATACAGTCCACTTTGAACCCGAAGTAACTGAGGCGTTTGAAAGGTTTGTCAGTCAAGTGCGAGCGTACTGCGAAGAACAGCGGCGTGCGTAACCGAGGAGGAGAATTATAGGATGGCTGGAAGATATCCGATAGAACCAGATGACATAACAATAGTCGAACTTGAACCAAGAGTGTGCGAGGACTGCGGGGACAACATAGCTACTCACGTAGTAATGGTTGATCTACGCTCCATTGGTATGAACGTTGGAATTGGAAATTTCTGTCAGGCTTGCGCCACAGAGAATGTTGAAAGAATGAAAAGTGGCATATTCGATCTATAGGCGTGCGCAACAGAGAGAGAAAGGGAGAGAAAATGGCTGCTAAAAAAGAGATCGCAGTTCAACCTCAAGCAGATGCCAAAGAGGTTCAGGCATTGCAAAAGTTGAGCGGATTAAATGAGCGATACGCCCAGCTAGTAAATAGAAACGGCATGGTGGAGATCAAGTCCAAGGAGGCGGCGGACACGGCCGGGGAACTCGCTACCGACTACGAAGCCGCCGCCGCGTTTATCGACGGGTTGTGGCGAGAGGAAGCCAAGATGGCTAACCTGCTTCATAAATCCCTAACCGGTAAAATATCTAAATACGCCTCGCCGTCTACCAGCAAAGCCCAAATGCTACGCGGGGGAATCAAGTTATGGCTTTTACGCGAAACGGCCAAGGCGGAAGTCAAGCAGGAGAAGATAAACCAAAGGGCCCAAGAGGAGTTTTCATCCCTTGGATCATCTTTCTCAGCTCCGACTATCCTCGTAGATAAGCCGACTGTGGCGGGGTTTACCCCGATCATGGGCTACGAGGTGACATGCGTGGACTTCCCTGCTCTGCTAAAGGCGGTTAATGCCAAGAAAGCGCCTCCGTCTACCCTGACGTTTAACCAGGATGCGTTGGACGTAGAGGCTAATGAGATCGCTTGGAATAGCGCCGAGGTGATAGACGGCAAGCGATACGTATACCCGGGAGTGATTATCGAGCGCGGCATGAACCTGCGCAGAAAGCCAGGAGCGAAATGAGCGGATGCAATCACTACTACTGCCCCCACTGCTCGGAGACCAAGGAGAGTTCTGAGAGATGCGCAGAGCAAGGCCCTGAGCCGACTCGGCTGTGGTGCACTCGGATAACCGGGCACTATGGCCAACATGTAGCGTGCGGAGTTTACCGTCACGCTATCGCTAGGTGGCCGGTAACACCAGATAAAACGGAGGAGTTATGACCCCAGAACAAAAAGCGGCTTATGTGATAGCGCAAAGCGTTGCGGCGTTTGCCGAGGTTGCTGGTATGATTGCCATTAACAGCGAACTAAATCGTCAAGGGCACGCCTTGGCTTATAACGATATGAGTTTTTACGCTGTAATCGAAAGGTACGGGCTGCACAGCAATGCCCTGATAACGTTCTTTCGCGAATAGCTGTTTACTTTCGTAAAGAAGTAAATTAGATTCACGGTTAACACGGCAAGAGAGCCCTGAATTAGATTAGCTGGACGGTCACGCGAGCGCAAAGCTTCGTGGCGTCGAAAGGCCTGTGAGTCGTGTCGCAGTGTTCCAGCTAGTCTTATCCAGGGCTTTCTTGATCGTAGTAAGTGGCACTGTAACTGCCAAATCCAAAATAGACAGTTTACCGGCCACAGCGGCACGAGGGGCGCAATACCTATCGTGAAAGGTTAACAGGGTTACAGCCTGTTGATCCCCCGGTGTGGCCGGTTTTTATTTCAAGAGGGAGAGAAAATGAAGAAAAAACTTAAAGATATCATAATTAATAAAGCAGAAGGACACTGTTACTACTGCTATGCAACAGAGAGATTGTATGTAGATCGTGTCGATAGAAACCAGCCGGATACTGAGAACAATCTACGTCTATGCTGTTTACGTTGCGGGGCCATCAAGAGAAGAAGTGGCCACGATATAGAAAAACTTAGAGAAAAGCTTTTTGAGGCAGAGGAGGCCTCATTCCTCAGAAAAGCTCTTGCTGTTAGTGATGGCAGTGTAGTCGATCCTCTACGGCAATCTGAAAGATTCCAGATATTAAAAATAATTGCTCGGCTTAATAGGGAAGCTGCTGCATTCCGATTTATTGGGGAAAGAGACCGATGAAACCTCTTGAGCTTGAAGCAAACTTTACTCTAATACCACACTTTCTTCTAGATGAAGTCATGCGCAGCGTAAGCCACGCCCAATTCAAAATTGTCATGGCTATAGCTAGAAAAACCTATGGATGGAATAAGAAGCAAGATCGGATAAGTCTTAGCCAGTTAGCAGAACAAACTGGCGTTACGCAATCAAAGATTCCTGGAATGGTTCGCAGCCTTGGTGATTTGATAAAATGCGAACATTCACCATTAGGCAATGTTTATCAAATTAACGTGAATGCTGCTCCTGACGGGAAACTTGAGTTGTATCCTGAGGGAACAACGGGTTGTATCCTGAGGGAACATACAAAAGAAACTCTTTCTGGTTCGCTACGCTCACCAGATATACCTCTTAGTCAATCCCCTAGTCTTATACCTAGAGATGATCTTATAGGGATAGTTGATAGTAAGAGAGAGGACAATAGCCTAGGTAATGCCAATAGTAAGGGGAAGGGGAAGGCTAAGGATAAGGGGATGCGTATCCCTATACCAGGGCGAGAGGAATGTCTAGCCTGGTGGTCTGGAGTTTATCTGGAGAGAACAGGGATAAAATATCACTGGACGGGCAAAGACATTGCGCTGGCTACCACGTTATTTAAGCAATACGGGGATGCAGAATTTAGGCGCATAGCTCAGATATTGTTTGACACGACAGATCCGTATCTAAAAAAACTTGGGTTAACCATCGGCACATTGTCGAACCAGTGGAATAAGCTGGTAAGCACCGCGCCGGAGCCGAGAGAGAAGATCGTCAACGGTATTCGTTATGATACGTTCAGCGGGCTGCGCATATGGGACGGGACGGAACAGCCAAGGAGGCGCGACCGTGGCCGATAATAAAAAACCGCCAGCTAAAAAACTTCCGCCCGAAGCATCGCTAAACTTTCACCCTTCGGATAGTGAAGCGGAGTTGTCGGTGCTGGGCGGAATGATTGTAAATCCAATCGTTACCAACTATGCGCTATCGGTTTTGACGGAGACTGATTTTTTTATTACTACCCATCGAGAAGTATTCCGGGCCATATCGGAACTAACAGAAATTCGGGAGCCCGTAGACGTCGTTTCGGTTGGCGACAGACTAACGCGATCCTACGCTGCCAAGGGGTTTAGTCTGGCAGGGCTGCTCAAGGAGTATCGGGGAAATAGCGAGCGCCATGTTCTGCTTGTTAAACAACTCTCTAAGCGTAGGCAGGTTATTTCGCTAATCGAGGAAGTTCGGCCTCGACTAACTGGAGTAGAAAACGTCGATGACATCATCGGGGAGCTCACAACCGCACTAATCGGCATAACCACGGACAAAACGAATGAGCCGGTTACGATAGGCAAAGCGACAGTTCAGGCATTAGCTAAGATCGAGCAAGCATCATCCGGCGGCGGTATCGGTGGAATACGGACTGGCATTGAGGGGTTTGATAACGTTACGGGCGGGGGCTTCCCGGGAGAGGTGATGGTTATTGCCGCTCGGCCAGGAATTGGAAAAACGGCTATGGCCTTAACGCTGGCAGTAAATTGGGGAAGGCAAAACATTTCATCGTTGTTGGTTAATGCGGAAATGCCGGTATGGCAGTTGGCAGTACGGATGCTGGCGCGAGAAAGCGGTATTGCCAATTTTGATTTACGCCGAGGGAGATTGGAGGAGAGAGACATTCCGATTGTAACAGCCGGAGCCACGAGACTGAGTGCGCTGCCGATCCTGCTGTACGACGATAACCACTGGGGGCGGATCAAGGCACAGATACGAGCGGCAAAGCTTAGGGATAAAACGTTGCAGGTGGTGATGATTGATTACGCCCAGCGGATAAAAGTCGATGTAGCTCAAGAGAAGCGCTATCTGGACTTGGCTAAAATTTCCAATGAGGCAAAAGACATGGCACGTGGGCTAGAAGTTCTAGTGGTGATTCTATCCCAAGTTAATCGCGGGTTGGATAAAGGCGACAAAGCACCGGAGTTATCCGACTTGCGTGAGAGCGGAGATTTAGAAGCCGACGCTGACATCGTGACGTTTCTCCATCCCGGTAAGATGCAAGCCGGACGCCAATTAGGCGAGGTCGGTGTGCGCGTTGATTGGCTCATTAAGAAAAATCGTGGCGGCCCGGATGGGAACGTGGCGCTGCGTTATCTAGGCGATTCGGTAATGTTCGAAGATTGGAAGGAGGAAAGCAGCGATGGCATCGGACCTATCTTCGGTGGACGAGATTTTACAGGAGGAGATTAACTTAACGGCTTCGGCAGAGTCCGTATTGGCCGCATTGGTTGCAATGCGAAGTCATGCGGAGCAGCACCAGTGCGGATTATGCGAGCGGAATATGGAGGTGCTTTATCGAGCGATGATCGGATGGCTAAAACGTGACGAACCGGAGGCCGATCCGTTTGCTATGTTTAACCCGGACCCCTAGTAACCCCTTAACCTTGGCTGAAAGTGGCTTAAAAACGATCCTGGAGCGAAATAGAGGGTGTTTTGAAGGGGTATTGAAACCGTATTGTTTACCCAGGGAGAAGAAAAAATGGAGAAAGTGAAGAAAGGGCAGGTTGTGGGCCACCGCTTTTGCAATGTTTTAATCATGCCAGCTCATACCACAATCGTCCCCGGCATGACGCATTGTTGCTGGTGTGCTCTGTGGAAGAGGAGTAAAGGCGGCTGGTACGTGTGGCGGAATAATCGCTGGAGGAGGCCGCGCAAAAGCGAGGTTCATAGTCATTTAGTTGGCAAGCCGGGGTGAGCCGGATAGTCGAGATGAATGAGGGCAGAACGATGGCAAAGAAAAAAGTGGTGCGCAAAGAGGAATTAGGGACGGATTTAACCACAAGGGGCTTTGACGGCTTGCACGTAAATATGCCAGCCAAAATAAGCCCAACAGAACTGGCATTGCCGGATGGGTTGGAGCGCCAGGAGTGGGAGGAAACCGTATTTAAGATCGCTCAGGTGAATGGGGCTAGTAACTGGTGGCTTGGGGACGCCCTAGTGTACGGGGAAACGCGATACGGAGAGCAGTACGCCCAAGGAGCGAGCGATACATGCCTTTCACCGGACAAGATAAAAGCGGCGCTATACGTATCCCTGCGGGTAGCTCCGGTGCGCCGCATAAACAACCCCATCGTAAGCTGGAGCCATCACCGGGAGGTAGCTAAGTGCACCGACAAAGAGCAGACAGACTGGCTTGAGAGATCGCTTAAGAACGAGTGGTCACTTCGCGAGCTCAAAGAGGCCATGCGCAAAAAGGGCCACAAGAACGCCAAAGAGCCGAAGGGGGGAGAACCCGAGAATGCTGACGAGGGGCTGTGCGCAATATGTGAATCGGCAAAGGGCAAGCTAAAAATCTGCTCCAAGTGTTTGAAGGTGGCAAGCGATACCGACTCTGCTCTATCCGGGCCGCAAGCGGACTTAGCCGTGTGGGCATTCCAGTTTGTGGTTGAACCGGCAGAGTTTGCCGATGACGAGGAAAAGCTAGACTGGGGCAACCACTATCGGGCGCTGAAAAAGCTGGCGGCCAAGCAGAAAAAGGCCGCATGAAATGAAGTCGAGTGGTGTATTGGCGTGGCCTGGATGAAGTGAAGTCGAGCTGTGCGCCGCTGTGCAGTGACATGCAGTGAAGCCGAGTAGTGGCCTAAACCGGAACGCAGCCGGATTTGAAACCGAGAGAGGGAGAAAAGAAATGGCTAAAATACCCGTTGATTATGAAGAGTACAACGAATTGAAAGAGCGCGAAGAAAAACTAACCCGCATAGCGAGTATCGCCAAAGAGATGCGTGAGGCGCAGCGCAAATACTTCAAGCTGCGCAATCAAGTCGATCTCCGCTTAAGCGTTCGGCTTGAGCGGGAGCTAGACGAAGCCTTGAAGGCGTTGGAGTGATCTATGCTGCGCAAGGACACTAAACTCGTGTGCGAGAGTTATAAGACGTTTATCAAAAGCCAGCGGTGTCTCGTGTGCGATAGCGATGGGGTAGACCCCGATCACTTGATTGCGACGGGTCAACGCCAATCCAAACGGAACGACTTCACCCTTCTGCCTCTTTGCAGATCGCACCATTCACAACGGCACCAGATAGGGAATGAATGGTTTGAATCGTTGTATAAACTAAACTTATGGAAGGAGGCGACGTTTCTTATCACGGAGTTTCTGCTGTTGAACTCAGCGGGGAGCGGGCTGCTCGTGGTTCACGGCAAGCAAAAATAGAAGTAACTTTTAACTGAGAGGGAGAAATACAAATGGCAGAGAAAATTGAAAACATAGAGCCGAGCAAGATCGAGCCAAGTCCGTTTAACCCACGGCGGGCCTTGCCCAATATGGAGCAACTGGTCTACAGCATTTCCAATGGCGGAATCATAGAGCCGCTAATTGTCCGTCCAATAAATCAAGAAGCCGGGAGTAAGTTTAGCTTCGAGATGGTCAACGGCCATCGCCGACTAGCGGCAGCGGAGGAGCTGAAACTGCCAGTGGTACCTTGCATCGTTCGGGAGATGACGGACGAGGACGCCAAGCAAACCCAATTGGTTACGGCTCTACAGCGGGAGGAACTTCACCCCTACGATGAAGCCGTATTGATTAATGATCTCCTAGAGAAGCATAACGGGGAGTTCGAGGCTGTAGGTTTAGCAATCGGAAAGAAAGTTAATTATGTCAAACGGCGAGCAGTACTAGTTTCCCTTATCGCTCCGGCCGCTGAATCGTTTAAGGCGAACAAGATAGGGTTGGATACGGCTTTTGCTCTGGCGCGAACTACGCCGGAAACGCAGAAAGCTTGTTTGGCGGAGGCGAAGAATCGCAGCGGCATTACGGCAACGCTCGTGGACTGGTTCTGCCGCAGCCGGTTTACTAACCTGAAAGAGGCACCGTGGGACTTAAAGGACGCCAATCTTATTCAAGGGGTTGGCTCATGCGTAGAGTGTCCTAAGCAGTCCAACAATCAACCGGCGCTATTTGAGAGCAAGGAGGAAAAGAATCTTTGCCTGGACCCGGTTTGTTTCAAGAAAAAGTTGGCTAAGTTTGTCGATGGCAAAAAGAAAGACAATCCCGATCTGGTTCTGATTCGCGCTGGCACCCGCCCGTATGGGATGGACGAGATTGCGCCAGATAAGTATAAGCCGATAACGGTGGCCGACTTGACGTGCCCTAGCACCATGCATGCGCTGATTATCGACGGCGGCTACAAGAAGTCGCTCGTATGCACGGACCCCAAGTGTAAGATTCATTCGGCACGAGCTCAGGCCACGCCACAGCACAAGAAAGAGTTGGCCGAAGATCGGATGGCTAAGCAAGTGGCTAAAGAAGTTTACAACGATATCTTAACCCAAGTTTCTCACCATGACGGTGTGATAGAGCACCGCATTATCGCCAATTTTATGTGGGATGGGATGTGGAACGATCTTAAGAAAGTTCACCTGGACTACTATGGCTTGAAGGCTAATTTCGATATGGCCGAGGACATAGATCGAATCAACGATGTCAAAGTCTTGCAAAAGTTGATCTTCGGGTTTGCGCTATCCGGCCTACTCTTGCCGCGAACGGCTAAAGGGGCTGCGGCAGAAGTCGAGCGGCTCTACCCTGGAGTGGTTAATCTGGAGGTGATCCGGAACCGCATTACAGTACCGGCCAAGAGGGACAAAACAAAGGTGGTGAAACGTGCCCGTAAAGAAAAAAAGTAGCACGTCCCCCACGCAGCGGAGCCTATCTCTGCTGCGTAAACAGGGCTTCATTGTGGCAATCGTTGAGCACTGGAATCCGTGGGCAAAGATTCGTCAGGATTTATTCGGCTTCGGTGACTTGCTGGCTATCGCGGGTATGCGCACGATAATGGAGTCTCATTCTCTCGACAGCATTCATGTCGATCCTGAGGCTATCCTGGTGCAAACCACAACGAAAACCAACATGGCGGCACGTATCAAGAAAATAAAGGATGACCCTAAGCGAGTCCGGGCGGCTTGGGCGTGGTTGTCCATCCGGGGCCATTCTATTCAGATTCACGGCTGGAAGAAAAATAAACTTGGGAAGTGGGTGTGTGATAGCGTCTTAATCACTAAGGAGGATTTGAAATGAAGCTTTTAGAAAACAGAATTGTTTTGATTATCTCCTCGTGGCTAGTCGTTGCGGCTGGCGTGTTTGTAGTCATGGCCCTGCTCGGGGGATGTGCATCCCTGCAACCGCCGATGCTAACGGATATGCTGGAGACAAAAGCGGAGCAGGATAACCCAGATGCCCGCAACCGGTTATCGGATCTTGCCACGGTAAAATATGCGACAGAAACGGCTAAGAGGTACGGGGTTCGCTCACTCAACTCCGAAGTATTCGCTACGGCTGGGCCTATTATCCTGGCGGCTCTAATCGGCGGGGCTACGGTTGCCAGTGCGGCTCCTATCGGTAATGGAGTAGCTACGGGGCTGGCTGCGGGAGCAGCATTTTTCGGCCACGTCATTGGAATTATATCGCCGGTGGCGAGGGATAATGCCTTCAGTAGGGGCGGCTCAGCGATCCTGGCGGCTATGGGGAAATACGCCAAGTGCATCACTCCGAAATACGACTCTATCCCGGCAACTAAATTCACCAACTGCGGAGCCGCCCTTCTGGATACCACGAACGGCATTATCGGAGCCACAGCAGAGCTGATGGTTGGCAACCTGCCTAACCAATCGGACTACGGAACGATGACGATCCAACCGGCATTCCTGACGCCGCAGAACACGGCCCTAAGAGCGGATTAAAAAACCCGAGAGAGGGAGAGAAAAAATGGGAATGAATCCACTCCAGACAGAAGCCTACCGATCCAGTAAAGACTACACCTCGCCAGAGGATATTCTATCAACAGCCAGAGCCGTCACGGTCAACGATGTTATCAGCGGCCACCTATTTGCCAGCACCCTTCACCAAAGCTCTGCCGTAGAGCCCGAGCTGCGGCTGTATCTAGCCATCCTTCACGACGTCGTAAACACCATTGCTCACCCTAAATCTAAACGCCTCAAGCTTGCATTGGTCTACCTCCAAGCCCTACATTGGATTCAAGCCGAGGACGATGAATGGACATTTAGTTTCAACAATACCTGCGCGGCCCTGAGCATAGAGGCCACTTACCTGCGTCGAGGATTATTAAAAGTCGAGGCACAAAGCGATGAGCAAAAACGGCAAATCGAACGGCAAAGCCAGGAAGCCCGAAGTAAGGCTAAACGGCCACGCGGTAGACCCTACAAGCAACGGCAACAAGCCGCCTGACTTAGCCCCTGATAAACACGACACGAAAAGCGCCGATGAGAAAAAGCTGAGACTAGACAGGATTGCGCCTTGGCGCTGGAAGGCTGGGATGCCATCTCCTAACCCGAACGGTAGGCCCCCTTCCGAGCTGTGCCTGACAACCATAACCAAGGAGTACGGCGCGGCTCCGGCTCCCAAGACGGCGGTGCAAGCCCTGTTGGATCGGGGCGTCGTATTCCCGACAAGCTGGGATAAAGACAAAATAACAATGGCTCAGTTCACAGCAGCCCGGGCGTGGCACAATGCGGCCCAGGTGCGCGGATCCCAGATACTCAAGGAGCTGTACGACAGGATAGACGGCAAGGTGCCCCAGCCGTTACGACTGACGGGGCCAACGGGCGGGCCGGTGCAAATTAGAAACTTCGATCTGCAAAAGCTGACGGTAGAGGAAGCGCTAGCCCTGCGGGCGCTGGTGGAGAAAACGGCTATTGATATAACCGAGGAGCAGGAGGATTGACTACTGCGTAACGCAATGTTACTGCGTTACGCATGGATAATATAAAATGCAAGCTATGTGGTGCGAACCATTCGTTAAGAGATCCGCATGTATTCCCTGAGGAGAGGAGAATCCCAAGGAAGCATCCAGTAATGATTAATATTAATGAGTTCGCAATGGAACAAGCAAAGAAGATTGGGCGAATCACTCCTAAGCATTGTCCCAGTTGTACTTGTACTGAGCGACGGTTATACGAAACACCAGCGCGGAAACAGAAAGCCTATCGAGATCGGCAAAAAAAGAAAGGCAGAGTCTAAAAATGATGATAAACAAATTGCAGGCAATGATGGATGGAATGGGCATGGAATGGCAATGCGAGCGTGGCAAAACGCAAATGACGCTCGGGAAGCTTATCGACCGACTGGCAAGCCTACCGCCCGAAACGATGGTCGATCTAACCCATCCTCACAGCTACCGGGGTTATTACATGGACCTGGCGTTTGAGTGCGCTACCGTGAAAATCACGGCAACGGACGCTCTTATTCTCTGCCGGAGCGCAATGGGAGAAGTGTTTACAGGGTACAAGGGCGGTGAGTACCAAATGGGGCGGAATACCCCAGTTTGGCAAGCGACCTACGGCAGTTCTGGCGGCAAGAGAATTATGGGCATCCGCGAAGATGGCACGCTCGATCTTGAGGACGAGCCATATGATTACTTGTGATATCTGCGGCAGAGAGTTTATGTGGGTGGTTGCAGCGATGGAGGGGAGCTGCAAGGCCACGGCGGACTTAATCCTGATAGAAACCACCTCCGACAGCACGGTTAGGCATATTCATTGCGAGCTGCACGAATGCCCGCATAACAAAGATCAGTGAGGGGAGACAATGAACCAAAACATACTAGATCCAAAAGGGATGTGGTTTAATTTTCTAAACCTAATGAATTTCGACGCGACGCAAAAGCGCGGCAAGCGGAGGGGTTACAACACCAAACACGCGGCGGCGAGGGCTCACGCGAAGGTGCGGCGCAAGATGGCACGAGCGTCCAGGCGGAAGAATAGAGCGGCATAGTGTTATTGCCATCCCCCCTAGGGTTACCCTTATTCTGGGAGAACCCTAGCTAGAATCGCAAATACGGCCCAAATAGGGGCTATTTCAAAGGGGTGTTAGCCATGATGAAACGATGCAAGGGCGAGTCAGTCCCACATCCTACGATCTACTTCGGGGTCAAGGCGTGTCCGCTATGCGCGGCGCTACCCCCACGTCCTAAGTCATTAGACGAGATTGATCTTGATGCCTATTTGGCAAAGAGAAAAGATGAGGCCTTAGCTGTGCGTGCATCGGTAGAGAAACCGTGAGCAAGCCTGAACCCCGGCCTAAGTTGCCATCCCTGGAGGAGATCGACGCGTATCTGGCGGAGAAAAGCCTTCACCAATTCGTCCGGGTGTCGTGGCCCATCCTGCATCCGACAGAGAAGTTTGTAGATGGGTTTCATATTCAAGCCATCTGCGAACACCTAGAAGCGCTCTTTATCGGCCAGATAAAGAACCTGCTCATAACCGTTGCCCCTCGTTCTACCAAGTCTGTGGTGAGCTCTATCTGCTGGCCTGCTTGGGTTTGGCTTCACGATCCGTCCTTCACGTTCATGTTTGTTTCGTTCGCTTCTCATCTAGCCAGCGATCACTCGGTTAAGTGCCGCCGGGTTATCGAGTCCGATTGGTACCAGCGCAACTGGAGCGACAGGTTCCGGCTAACATCGGATCAGAACGAGAAGATGAAGTTCACCAACGATAAGATGGGGACACGCGCTGCGTTTGGCATGGGCGGTGTTACGGGAATGGGCGCTAAGGCAGTTATTTGCGACGATCCAAACGCAACCGAAGATTGGGTATCCGAAGCCAAACTAAAGACAGCCATCAACACCTATAACTCCGCCGTTCGGAACCGTGTCAACGATCCAAATGACGCTCGACGGCTAATCATCATGCAGCGCATAAGCGCACAGGACCTTGCCGGGGAGATACTAAAAGAGGGCGGCTGGGAATACCTAATGCTGCCGACTCAGTACGAGCCGAACCGATCCAAGATGACTTCTATCGGATGGAAAGACCCACGCAAGAAGCCCGGCGAGTTGTTATGCCCCCAACGCTTCAATCAAGTGGAGGTCGATGCCCTAAAGACTAAGCCGCGCATCTTTCAGGCCCAGCATCAGCAGAACCCAAGCAATGACGAAGGGGCGATATTCAAGCGCGGATTTTGGCGCTACTACTCCGAAACCCCTCAGCAAGCAGCAGCGATGATGGACACGGTTATCATTTCGATGGACGCAGCGTTCAAGGATTTCAAGACTGGCTCTATGGTGGCCCTGCACGTATGGGGAAAGAAGGGGTCCAACAAATATCTGCTAGAGCGGCGCACCGAGCACTTGGACTTCAACGCCAGTGTTAAGGCGTTGGCTCTAATGTGCCAAGCGTGGCCAATGGCAAAGGCTAAGATCGTAGAGGATAAGGCCAACGGGCCAGCTATTATCAATTCATTGCGCGATCACATTGCCGGGATTATCCCTTGGCCTCCGCCGGGCATGAAGATGGACAGCAAGGTAGGCAGGGCGCTAGCTCAACAGCCGCAGCACGAGTCCGGCAATCTATGGCTGCCTAACCCGGCTATGGTTCCGTGGGTTAATGAGGTAGTGGATTTGATGGTGGAGTTTCCCGAAGGAGATTACGATGATGACGTGGACGCTATGGTTCAGGCCTTGCAGCGGTTCGAGAGGACGGAGCCCAAGGTGATGGGCGCACCGATGGGAATCGGGCAGGTAGCAGCATGGATTTGAAAACAAGAACAATAAATTCCAAGAGTGCGATTACTCTTAATCGAGCGCAAGTCTATAACCTCAAGATCGGTTCCAAGCCATCTGGATTATGGTATGCCTTGGGCAATGCGTGGTTACAGTGGTGCAAAAGTGAAGTGCCGCATTGGATTGGCGAGTTTAACTACGAAGTGGTTTTGGATAGTCAGTGCAAGCTTCTAATCTTAGAAGATGGTCGTAGTCTGATCGAGTTTACAAATGAGTACGGTATCAAAGATAGGGGTAGTCATTTCACTGTGTCGTTAGACTGGGCCCGACTCTCAAAAATTGGCTATGATGGCATTGAGTTGCCTGAATATTATCGAGCTCTTCGATACGAACCAGACTTGCTATGGTACAGTGCTTGGGATTGTTCAAGTGGATGTATTTGGAATATCGGGAAAGTAATAGAATTGCGCAAACGGCTAACCCCGTGTAGAAGTGAGGCAGAGGGGGGCTCTCTAAATGGCCGAACCAACTCCGACTTCCGACCCTAAGAAAATATTCCTAGAAATAGGCTCCTCCGGCTTAAAGCAATACGCCGGACTGCTAACCGAGGAGTTTCTTGTTGATCTCCAGGGCACCAAGGCCATCCAAAAATACAAGGAGATGGCCGCTAACGATCCGATCATTGCCACAATTCTTTTCGTCATAGAGCAGATGATAACGCAGGTAGAGTGGCGCATTGAGCCGTTCAAGGATTCAGCCGGGGACTCATTACCGGAGGACGAGGTTTCCAAGGAGTTCATCGAGCAGTGCTGGCAGGATATGTCCTCCAGTTGGAGCGATACGCTGTCAGAGATCGTTACCATGTTTACCTTCGGTTGGGCGTATTCAGAGATATGTTACAAGATGCGTAATGGCATGGACCCGGGAATGGATGAGCTAGGAATGCCGCTGCCTAAAAGCCTATACGATGACCGTAAGATCGGTTGGCGCAAGTGGGCGCTGCGAGGGCAAGAAACCCTGCGCCGATGGGAGATTGATAATACAGGCGGCATCCAGGGGATGTGGCAAGCCAGCAACTTTCCTATTTCCAAAGAGGTTCTAATCCCGATAGACAAGGCGATCTTATTTCGCACCCGCACCGAGCGGAATAACCCAGAGGGGGCCAGTCTGCTGCGTCGCGCCTACCGGCCGTGGTACTACACCAAGCGATTCCAGGAGATAGAAGCTATCGGGATAGAGCGCGACTTGGCTGGATTGCCCGTCCTGCGTGCGCCAGCGGGGCTGGACCTATACAACGATAAGGACCCCGACATGACGGTGCTTCGCCACAAAGCGGAAGCGTTAGTTAAGTCAATCCGCCGGGGCCAGCAAGAAGGGGTGTTGTTGCCGGGGGCGGCAGACGCATCGCTAGCCAATACCGAATTTAACCAGTGGAATTTAACGTTACTGTCCTCCGGATCGCGCCGACAATTCGACCTAGACGCTACCATCACGCGCTATGAAACGCGCATGGCTATGACGGTATTGGCCGACTTCATATTTTTGGGGCAAGGGGCGGCTGGCAGTTGGGCGTTGTCCACTGATAAAACTCAGTTGTTCATTGTGGCTTTAGGCTCATTCTTGTCCAAGATCACCGAGCCGATTAACCGCCACGAGATACCCCGGCTGCTTGAGCTAAACGCGATGGACGTAACCCGTCCGCCTAAGATGGCTCATGGGGATATCACCTCGCCGAACATTACCGAGATGGCAGACTACCTGAGTAAGCTGTCTGCGGCCGGGGCTTCTCTATTCCCGGATGAGGCGTTGGAGTTGCAACTGCGTCGTATTGCCAATTTACCGCAACCGAGTCCGGAAGCTTTGCCGCCCGATCCTGCCATCCCCCCAAAGGTCAACCCTAATAAGCCTGCCAATAAGTCGAGGTTTCCACGGCGCTAACCGCAATAGATCGGGCGGCTAGAGCGTTCGAACCAGCCCTGCGGAGCGCGTTTCTGGCAGCGGTCGGCAGTGCCAAGAGCCAAGTCACGTTAGACGTTATCGAGGCGGCATTGACGGCTCACGACCCAGCCTCCGCGTTGCGCAACGCTTCTGCGGGGTTGGAGTTTTCGGCTATGCGGGAAACGTTGGCTCAGATAGTGGAAGCCGGGGGCAATATTGCCATCGTTCAGCTTGGGTTAAGCGGTAGCTTCACAATGAATAACCCGTTTGCCATCGACTACATGAGAAATGAATCGGCTAACCTAATCGTCGGCATCGACAATAGCGTTAAGGCGGGGATTAGAACGATGCTGGAGGCGTCATGGAACGATCAGGTAACGGTGCAGGACACGGCTCGCAAGATTAAAGGCATCATCGGATTGGATCCCCGGCGTGTGACGGCTCTTAATAACTACGAGCTGCGGCTATTGGACGAAGGGGCAAGCAATGTCGAGGGCAAAGTTCTTCGCTACGGGGAAAAACTGCTGAGAGATAGAGCGATGATGATAGGCCGTACAGAGTCTATCAACGCTGGGACGGCAGGCGTGCAGGCTGGATGGAAAACGGCTCAAGCGATGAACGAGTTATCTCCTCAAGTCGAGCAGGTATGGTTGCCATCCCGAATCGCGGGGTTGTGCGATCTGTGCGAGGAGTTGCCCACTATGCCGGAGAACCAGCACGTAAAGGTCGGTGGGCTATTTACATCTCCAGACGGCCGCAGGATTAGCGGACCGACGCTACATCCCCATTGTTTAGTCCCTGATGTTGTAGTTGAAAGCGTAACTAGGGAAGTCGGTATTAAAGCGCAGTATCGCGGCGAGTTAATCGAAATTCATGCATGGGGGAAGCGGCTTACCGTCGGCCCTAATCATCCGATATTGACACAACGGGGATTTATACCTGCGCAGTTCCTTAACGAGGGAGATTACGTGCTTTGCGGTGGCATCCGTAATGGGATAGTGGACACGGTCGGCCCAAACGAAAATGACATTCCATCCTGCATTGAGAATATATTCCAATCGCTCAGAATGTCGCTTCCTGTGAGTTCCGTAAGCGTGCCATCCTCCTCCGAATATCTCCACGGCGACGGGGTAGGAGTCAAAAGCGATATCGAGGTTGTATGCGCCGACAGCCTTTTGTGGCGTGATCGAGTTGGAGAGCATGCTAATCATAATCTTTTCGTGGCTAGAGAGATGAGCATGCGTTTCAATGGATTTGGCATGGGCGATCTTCTGCTGCATAGATCGCTTAGATCCGCGAGCTGCTATATGAGCTTGCGCTACTTGTTGGATTCGTTGCTCCTTAGACATCCGAGACCATCGAATAGTTTCGGCTTCAGATTGCGAGCGTGGTTGAATGCCGTTACGAAGCAGCCGTTTTCTAAAGGCAGGTCTACTTATGTGACACTCTTGCGCCAGTTTCTTCTCGCTTTCGCCTTCGATGTAGCGCCTAAGCAGATCGGTAAGGTTCGACGGATCTGGTATTCGGGACATATCTTCGACCTCCAAGCTTTAGGGTCAATTTATATCGCGAATGGTATAGTTGCAAGCAACTGTCGTTGCAGCGTGGGAATTAAGGAAGGGACTAACTAATGCCAGAACTAACCATCATAGAACGCATCCGTCTTGCGCTTTGCGACGAATTGGCCCATAGGAAATTAGAGATAGAGCACGCCAGCGAGGACAACATGAACTGGATCAGTCTACGGGTATTCTTTCACCGGGATAACGGCTCCCCTATTTCCACGGTGTTTCAGATGGAAGTTCGGCGTGACTTGAACAAGAGGGGTTGACAGTTTAGGGCTTAGGGCGTAAGGCATTATTCATTAGCAGCTGGGGTGCCATCCCAGGTTGAGACAAGGGCTGGACGGTCGAAAAGATCGCTCCAGCTTTTTTTTTGAGCGAAAATAGATGAAGCAGAAACCCTTTCTTGAGAAAAACGAGAAGCAACGCTACACGCTCGGCGT